GTCGATTTCGCTGATATTAACGCCTGGACTTGTTTGAAAAGCCATTTCTCATTTCTCCTTGTTTATTTTGTAAGTTATAAACTTCTTTATTTCTATATTTATAAAAACAGCAATTTAGTAGTTTAGCCACTGGGCTGTTCCTATCTGCTCATCGTCAAGGATATCCTCGTCATAAGTGTTGAAACCAATTGGTAGAAGGCTTTCCATAAGTTCTTCTTCGTTCCTTGATCTGAGTTTATCGATAGTATTTATGTCTGTGACTTCTTTGAAAAACGTTTGATCGGTCATCCATCCGAATAACACTAGACACATAACCAAATCATCGTGTGTTCCAGATTCTGCTTCATAAGAGTTGCCACGTCTGGAGAATGTCGAAAGTTCATTTATTGTTCCGAAGTCGTTAATAATTAGCTGATCTTGCTCAATCAACATTTTGAGCATATTACAGCCAATGGACTTCACATTTTTTGTGGTTCTGATTCCTTTATCTGCGCTTTTAGAGAAGCCTGTTGATAATCTTTTACCTGCTCTTCCTGCTGATTCAGTGTACATTAGCGTTTCAACTTCAAATTCATAATGCAGTACTTCCGATACTTGTTCGCCAATGTCGTTTACCTCTATTAGAGTATAAGCCTCGTTATATCTCTCTATACTTCTATATATGATTTCAGCGTAGTCAATAGGGGTAATAGTGTTGTCTTTATACACACAAACTTGTTTATATGGCATTTGAGTCACATCAATTATCTGGAATGCAGAATAATCTAGACCCTTTCCTCTTGATACATCAACAACACACACGTAAACGTGGTCCTGTTGAGGTTGCTCATATACCTTCATCTTGTCAGTCTGAGCAATAGGCTGTAGGTCTACCATAGTTTTAAGTTTTGAGCCTTCTATCAACGTTCCAGATGAACCTAAGAAAGCACACTCAAATTCTTGAGAGAATTTTTGCTGATCAAAATCCATTGCCGCAAGAGTTTCTTTCTTCCACTTATCATCACGGCGAGGAACTCTGTTCCATGGCACTTCGATGTATATGTAACCATTTCTATTTTCTTGTGCGCCAATACATGTCTTATAGAAGTGATTGAGACCATTAGGTGTGGAAGTAAATAGAATTTTTGTGGTGTCACCAGATGAGATTGTAGGAAAAACTGAAGCGAAGAACTCATCCCAGTTCTCTACGAATGCAGTCTCATCGATGTACAAGAATGATATAGATTTACCACGAATAGCACTTGATGATGTTGAACCAGCTATAATCTTACACCCGTTCTCAAATTCAACTGAGCCTTTGTTCCACTCGATAACTCCTTGCTGTAGCCAACTTGGGAGTGCTTCATATGCAATCTTAATTCTATCTAATATCTCACGTGCGGCATCGCCCTTATTAGCAAGCAATGCTACTGTTTTGAAGTCGTTAAATATGATATAGTGTAGGATTACCGCTACGGCTGTAGTAGTTTTACCTGCCTGCCTTGACGTATTAACTGTGACACGCCTGTTCTCTGTGATAGCAGTACAAATTTCTTTCTGATAATCGTACATTTTAATAGGTATAAGACCATGATCAACATGTACGATTTGAATGTATTTCTCTGAGAAGTATATAGGATCTTTGGCACACTTAAGAAATTCAGATATCATTTCCTGCGAAAATTCTACATCTGTGCCTTTTCGTTTTAGATTTATGTTACCATTGTAACCTTTTGCCTGTATACTACTCACCGTTTCTCATGTCCTTTAAGAGTTGCTGAAGTTCAGCAGTAGATCCCACGAAAAGATTATTGTTGCTCACCGTCTTTTCGGATGGGCTTTTTTCATCTTCGCTCTCTTGTTTCTTAGCAGACATTGAGACTAAATCTTTGTTTGCGTCTACAAGAGTTTTCATGATAGTTGATACGACTTCATATGCACGAGGATGCTCTGATGCCTTCGCAACATCTAGCATTTGCTCAAGTGCTTCCGTGCCGGTTTCAATGATGTTATAGAAGTTAGTCCTAGCATAGTCATAATCTCTGTCAACCTTATCGTCAACAGGGTTTAGTTCTGCTAATTCAGTCTTCTTAGGAACTACCAATTCGCCTTCTCCTTCATTCAAATTTTGCAAAGGCTCAAGACCTAAGCTATTACTAATTTCATCTTTAATCATGTCAAGCATCCAATATTTGTACGATCTCTGCCCAATTATCATCAATATTAATATTTGCGTATGCGACAGAATCCGCAATTTTCGTAGTAGGCTGACCTCCACTGGTCAATCCTGGTTGTACGTTCACTTGTTCTTCTGCTTTTGTAGCAGTTGTATTACTATATATGTTATTGTCAACGAACTTAATTACTCGTTTATTTGTAGTTGGACCAAAGTAGAATGCCTTCATCTGAAAGTTCAGAGTCCACATTAATACTCTTCTTGATTCGAAGTCTCCTTCATATGAATCTTCTGTAGTTACGCTCTGTAACACTACAGGAATATCTACATAGAAATCCATGCTATCAATCATTTTAACACTAACTGTTACGTCTGGCTTGAAGAAGGGTAAGATTTGTTCTAAAATCTTTGTGCCGTCTTCAGTGTATTTCGTCATTATGTTTAACTGAAAATCGATGTCATAAGGTGCGGGACTATACAAGTTTAGCACATTGCTGTCATCTGTTGATATAGATTTTGTTTGTCTTACAAGCGAACCAACTTTACGAGCTGGATTATAGTTCATGCCCATAATTTCAAATGACATGCGAGGTAGAGTAATGGCAGGCTTGTCGAGATTTGGATCGCCTTCTAGTCTTGCAAGTAACTTCTGAGCAGGCGCATAGTTGATTGGCACAGTCATTCGCTGTATCTCTTTACCTGCGTTATTACTGCGACCTATCTGAATATCATTAAACAATGTGCCAAATACAGCAACATATCTTCGTGTCGATTCGTTGTAAAAGTGTTGACCAAACATTAGAAGTTATCCTCCCCAAACGGATTGCTCTGACTAAAATCTACAATGTTGTCGGCAAATGATTCTATAGTTGTGTTATCCGCAATATCGTCATAACTTTCCACACTCTGTAGCTTAGATGCTTCTACTGTAATTGTTTCGCCCATTCCAATTGTGGTTGTATTAATATAGTAATATGTACCAGTTGTAGCTGGAGTCCAAGTGACTTTAGCTCCATCTGAGCCTGGTGTGCCAGTGACTTCAAGACCCGCAGTAACAGGATTACCGCTATTTGGAGATGTAGTTGTATATATCCTTAACGGCTTATTAGTGTTAGAAGTGTGTGATTGGTCGAATATAATTTTCTCATCAACTCTCGCTTCAAGTTTAGGAGTGCTTATAAGATCGCCTCTTTCATCTGTTGCCTGCATGTGAAACACATTGCTTCGAACTTCTACAGTAAACGTTGTACCATCACTATCAATGAAGAGATTATCAGATTCGAACCTATCATCGATATACGGAAGTCCAGTGTTAAATCGTTCTCCACTATACTCATATAATTCACATCTAAGATCATATGTCTGCAAAGATCCCATTTGGTAAAAAATTGATTCATGCTCTACGTGCTGAACTACAAACATCTTTTGATTAAGAGGCAGATAGATGACATCGCCTTCACGAGGTCTGTTAATTTCACTGTTAATTCCAACTTCTAACTCGTATGTACGCATCGCTATAGTTAATGTTATCGAGTCACGAATCTGTAAACCGAATTTAGATAAGAAGTCTCCTTCTCCCTCAAAACCATCTACATTCTTGACATACATCTCAACTTGGTGTGCATCATTATATTCAGGAAGATCGTCTTCGTTTAAAATATCATCTTTTGCGCCCATAGTTCTAGGCATATACATAGTGTCTATTCCGTATATCTTAATCGACTCCACTACCAAATCATCGATAAGAGTTTGCTCCATCGAATTCTCGTAGTTTTCGAAATAGTAATTCTTAGCCACAGTGTCTACCCTATCATGTCAACGACAGGAAGAGAGTACGAAGATATCATTTCTTCTTCTAACTTCGCTATCTCATCACGTGCGTCATTTAAAATCTGTTCTCCGCTAAACTGGATGTTGCCTGGCAATGTCATGCCATTAAATTTGGTCAAATTACTGCCCCATTGATATTTAATTTTAGCTGTGGCATAGTTTTGTAACCAACGGTCTTTGTAGACATCAGCGTATACTGTAGGATCAACAACTCTATAACACTCTGCTACAATATATTCTCCTACGACTAATCTATCCCAGTCTACGTCAATAAAAAGTCTGTTAATATGTCTATTATATCTGATCGGTTGCATACCAACTAATATTTCTTCCATAAATTGCAAATTTTGCATTGACATGAAGTAATTAGTTAAGTTATAATTGATCATATCATGTATGTTATTCAATACAAATTGATACTGGACATTGAACATTCCGGTACTTGCAGTGATACTTGATCCCACTGGAAATAAATTAATCACACCTATAATATTTTCTGGTACAGTAATGTACTGATTAGTTTTATCTGTTTCTGTTACTTTGTGCTTGAAGAATGTTCTCTCACTGCCATCGAAATGGTAGTCCCAGTAATACGATAGAGCTTCATCAATACGATCTTGTGCCTGATCTTCATCAATGTTAATCTCTATTACTGGTTTACCTAATTTTCTTAGGCACCATTCTGCAAATTCCTGTCTTGTCGTTGGCTGTGCCATATCTATTTCCCATAGTTAGTAGATTGCTATAACTATTTATATGTGAGCATTAGCTGCCCGTTAAATCGTGTAATGCAATAGGATCACCCTCTATTACGTTCTCGCCATCATATGTGTATGTGATATTGCCAGGATATACTTCATCTTCTGCTACGTGCGTGTAATAAACAGTAGTGTCAGACCATTGTGATACATCTCCCGTCCCGTAAGCAATCATTTCACCTGTATCTATTTTAAATACCATTTTCATTTATATTTCTCCTTATGAAACAACGTATGTCATATCTTTACTACCATAACCATATGCAACTACCCTCACAGTATAAGTACCCGAACTATTTGCAAGTGCTGGTTTTGTGAATACTAGTTTACCACTATTGGATGCCGCATCTCCAACACCTACGCTATATGTTGGGGTAACACCCATAGATCCAATTTGAGGAACTGTTCCGCCATTAGTTTTATTTTTAAATAGATGGGTTGTATGGTTATTTGACCAAATACCATTAAAGTATACGTTATTATCACTGCCGCCATTTGATTGCTGGAATGTTGCAGTAACTTCAGCTTGCCAATAGCTAGAGCATTGCATCGTAATCGTGACAGCACCAGCACCAATTGTACCAGAAATTAAATATTCACAGAAACCATGTTGAGTATTATTTTGTTGAGATCCAAATATTCTCTTAGAACTATCAGGCTCTATATCAAGAGGAATAGTTGGATTTGATTGCATGATACCAACTCTATTGTGTTGACCATCAATTCTGACGATTTCAGTGTTATGGCTGTAGAATTTATGATGGCCTGCGGTACTGTTTGTTTTTGTGGTTTTATATGTTATGTCCCTCATGGACAATAAACCGATTGAAGTATTTGCGTCTTCAGTGCCAATCTCTAATGACCCATCAGCGGTAATAATACCAGGATTACCTGTACTGACATTTCTAAATCGGAATGTTCTTGAAGTGCCGCCAGTACCATCTAGTCTAAATACTTCGCCATCTCCATATACATTGAATTTAGAGCCAGTAGGAGCATTGCTAAATGCCGCTTTACCAATATCAACAATACCTGTATTGGTAATACGCATTTTTTCACTGGTCACACCAGCTGTGCCTGTATCAAAAGCCAGACCAGAAGATATATTAGTTCCAGCATTAACTTCTGCAATCGATCTTATGCCACCAGTGTTTTGATTAACACCATTATTTCTTTGTGCTTGGAATCTAATCTCTCCACCAAACCCTGTAGTAGTAGTGCCACTAGATAAATTTGTAATCGTTAAACTATTAACCGCACTATTAGTTGTGCCGTCAGCAGTTTGAATATGTAATGGGGCTGAAGGACTATGTGCGCCTATAGCAACACGACCATCATGCGTTACTCTCATCCATTGTGCAAAATTACCAGTGTTATTTCTATGTGAGAATATCATATGAGATTTTTCAGTAGCATGATTAGAATACATGGCTGCTATACGACCATATGTTATATTATTGCCGCCAGTGTCTTTACCTGAAAAATCTATTGAAGTACCATTATCGTCTGTGGTATTATCATTTTTAATAACAAGTATAGGTTCTATATTTGCACTATCTTTTTGTACGACTAGTCTGTCACTTGGGTTGGTATTTCCTATACCAACATTACCATTAGCTAGAATAGTAAGTCTTTCTTCAGGAGTAAAGTTAGCGCCAGCACTTTGAGAAGAAGCTACGTTAGAGAATCCAAATGCACCAGTTGCTCCATTGAAAGTAGTTTTGGCGCCAAACCCTGCTGTGTGTATTCTCCAGCCACTTTCATAGTAAGTGTTCATGTGGATATCAGGATAGTTGCCGTTGAATGAAATAGGGAAAGAACCTGTTTCCCCTATTTGTAAGGGTCTTTTAGGATTAGTATTTCCTATACCAACATTACCGTCTGATTGAATCATGATTCTGCTATGAGCAGTCGTAGCATTAGTATCGTTATTGCTTCCTTCAACAGCAAAATGTAAATTACCTGTTCCTCTCGTTCCAGGATCCTCTCTTTGAAATATAATTGCGGCTTTAATTCGAGTATCAGCATCTTGACTATCAACTTTAAATTGAAGTTTCGCTTCTCCGCCTACATCATCTCCGTCCATTTCTAGTAAAAGTCTAGTATCTGTTGAATCCCCTCGAACATGTAATTTTGCAAGTGGACTTTGTGTTCCTATACCAACTAAGCCGTTTTCTTTGATCCGCATTCTCTCATCAAGGGTAGTATCTCCTTGATTTGCTGTATAAAAAGCTAAGGCATGTGTATTATAATAATTATTTACAGTTGTTCTTATCGAGGCTCTTACACCTTCTCCAACTGAAGCATCACCTGTAGAGAAATCTATAGCTCCTAACCAATCTCCTCCGCTATAACCATTTTCCCATTGAGCTTCGTGATGAAGTGTAAGAACTGGACCCGTGTTACCTGATCCACCGGTGATAAGACCTGCTGTTGTTTTTCTTAATTCTAGTAAAGAACTTGGAATACTTGTTCCCGTTCCGATACCAACTTTACCCGATGAGTGGATCCGCATTCTTTCCGCAAGAGTGCCATCGTTGACTGTAGAAAATTTTAAATTTGAACTGGTGCTTGCGACATCACTCCAATTTTCCATCCCGTCAGTTCCGATGGTAGCGGCGGTAACTTGAGTACCAGCTCTTGTGCTTACAAAATTTAGTATACCTCCGTAACCACCATTTTGTGTGTTTTCTATCGAAATAGCGGCACTTGTGTGGTCTGATGCAGTTTCACTTACAGTTAAAAGAGTACTTGGATTAGTTGTTCCGATACCAACGTTACCACCACGAGGATTTATGAGAAAAGGTTTCGTATCTGTGTTAGTAAAGTTTGCTCCTTGTAAATATCCAGATTGTGGACTATTTAAAAAACCAAACATCGTACCCATCAAACCGTCTGTGCGTGAAACCATCAACCCTGTGCCATAGCCCGATGTAGGTATAGCAGTACCAGAGTCATTAAGATGTAAGCGACCTTGGGGATCGTTATTACCTATACCAACTTTACCATCCGCACTAATTCTAACTTTTTCTTGGCCTTTTGGATTAAATACGATGTGTCCATTTGAAGAGTTTGCTGATTGAATCGCTACAGCGGGAATTGCGGTATTTGTCGAACCCATTACTACACCTGCTATTCCAGATATAGGAACTCCTCCAAATATGGCAGGGGTTGTCTGAACATTTCCTGAACCGTCAGTTCTTCCTAATTCTATTCCACTATAGTTTCCAGCGGTTGTTCCTTGCTGTAAACGAACTATAGTATTTGCATTTGTACTTCCTGCAGATACATGAAGTTTTGTTCCTGGAGCATCTGTTCCGATACCAACGTTACCACCACTGAGAATACGCATACGCTCGGCAGGATTGGCTGTAGAAGCACCAGCGTGAAACGCAATTCCAGAACCCGTAGCACCAGTATTATTACCACCTGATAATACTATCTTACCTCCAGGATTTGTAGCTCCTCCATACAGCGCAAGAACGCCTGTGGAAGAAGCCGTATTAACGTTTGTCGTTCTAACTTCTCCACTGACAGTTGCATTTCCAGTAATATCTAAAGATTTATTAAAGGCAAACTTATCACCAGATGAGGCATATAAGAGTGTTGCACTTGCACCATCTACAGTAATACCAGCACCATTTGCGGCAGCCGAATCGGCAGCACCAGAAGCCAATACAATATTTTTATCATCTACTGTTAAGGTTGTGGAATTAATTGTTGTTTGAGTACCGTCTACTGTTAAGTTACCAGCAATGACTACAGTTCCAGTATTATCAGCGTGAGTTGCGGGATCAATCGTAAAGGTCGATGGACCACGTAGATATCCAGTTGTTGTTATATTGCCTGAACTTAGTGTAGTTGTATCTAAGTTACCAGTGACGTTTGCACCCGTATCGAGTATTCTAAATCTTTCTCCGAATGCTCCACTGGCATAAGTATGAAATAACCAACTTGAACCACTTTGCGTTAGTTTACCATTTGAAGAAGAACCTAAGAACAATTCACTTTGTACGCTTACCTCACCAATCGAAGCAGTTCCTGGCACGCTTATGCCGCTTGCTGTTGTAGCAAGGCGAGCTCCGTTATTGTGGTATAGAGTTACTGCGCCAGCTTTATCAGCCCTAATCATGTCGTTATTGTCACCGTACGACTGAATTCTTACTGATGTGTCTGCTCTCAGATATAAGCTACCTGTACCGATATCTTCGATGAAAGAGTTGTTTGCGTCTGAACCTGATGTTGTGTGATAAATCTGAAGATCGCCATTAGAGGCACTACCAATTTTAATTTTGGCATTATCGTTTAAGTGTAAGTCTGATGTGACATTACCAGTTACAGCGATATCGCCACCCACTGATAGTCCATTCTTTACTATGAAATCTCTATTCGTTGCCAAGGTTCACTCTCCCCAATAGCGTTTATGTATATTCTTATTTATAAAGCGTTGTATGCGTCCACTACTTTTGAAGGAGTTGCGTCTACAATAGCTTGAGCATCGGCTCTCTCTGCTTTATCTTTTGTGATGAGAGGGTTCTCAATAGTTTCTTCTGTAGGATCCCCATCAAGATATGCCAGTCTTGTTATTGTAGCATCAACAGGCTCGATAGCAGTGACGGTAATGACATCAGCCATCACGTATACCATTTCTTCTGTATCTTCGTCCCAAACTTGTTCATGTGTACGTTGACTTTCAGTAACTTCTTCACGACCATCTGCAACGATATATTGTGCTAATCTAGATTTTGCTGTAGTGTAGTCTGCGAGTTGTTTTGCGGCAAGTTTATCGGCAGCGGCATCTAGCAAGTCCTGAGGTACATCACCTATAGTAGTACTACCCTTGTTAGTCTTAGGAAAACGTGTTTTAACGTCTGTTATATGGGCTTCCCAAGTTCCGTCTGTTTGCATAGCAAGCTGTTCATGTACTGGAGCATAGCCTTCGGGACCTGTGCGTAGTGCAATATAGTCTGGTTCGACAACATCTGGTCCAGTAGGTGTATTGCCTGCATTGATCCAATCAAGTATCTCTTGATAATGTCGATTGTCTGGAGATTTGGGCACAGACATGTTTCCGTTGACTAAGTAGTCGTGTTGTTTTACTTTTACTGTTTGTATATTCATTATTATAACTCCGAATCGAATGCAATGTATTGTTCGTTAGCTGTACTATCGGCACTCAACATTCCTACTTGATAGGCGGCAAGAGCCATACTACTAGGAGTTAAATTTAAAGAAACTCTAGTGATATTAGTTCTAGTAGAACTTTGATAACCGTTTCCTATCGCAGTGATACCTGCGCTCAGACTTCCTGTAGCATACCATACCGCTAAACCAGCCCAGGTAATTGTTGGTCGTAGTCGTAAGGCTACTGGTACATCGATCACCGCTCTATACTCATTACTGCCATGTTTTTGAACTTCAGTACAGAAATCGTATACTGAGCCTGCCCATTTGTAATAATATCTCTGACACAACGCCAGTTCTTCACCATATGAACGATACTCAAACGGAGTGGCTACTTTACCGAGGTCTATTTGGACGTTTGTAATATCAATATTACCATCTCTAACTTTATTTGAACCCTGGTTGGTTGACCAATAAAACATAATAGAATAGTAGTTATTTGATCCTATTGTTTTATTACTGAAATCTATAGCATCATAAGTATGTGTAAATTTTGTCCATGAAGTAGTAACAGGAACATCTACAAAGGTATCATATTCAGTGGTTGAACCACTACTACCATAATTATACTCTCTTCTTAATTGAAAGGTTGTATCGACATTAGACTTAACCATAAAAGATATAGTTACATGTTTATTATTAAACTGTTCTATGCCTTCTATTTTTTGTTGCGAATAGGCTGTAGCACTAGCGCCTACAGTACTAGCTGTAGTAGCTCTTAAAAATTTTAGCGCATCTACACCATCATGTCCAGCGTGTTGCTGACTCAATGCTAATGTTCCGCTAGAGAAATTTGCACTATACATTCTATCTAGACTATCATAACCAGATTGACCATTTGAATATGTGTGTGAAGTTCCTCTTTGGGCTATTCGAAAATCTCCATTTATAAAAAGGTTTCTACGTCCAGCACTAATTAAATCAAACTGTTCTTGCGGTGTCTCTGCACGAAGCATTGCTTCACCAGCAATACCACTTGGCTTGTCAAGTTCAGCAAGCTTATCACGTACATTTATCTCTGGTTTTGTAATTCTTACTGTCATGTTTATTCCTCTGCTACCATTCCGTTTGATGCACTAATAGCGGGCGTCACTGCATCTGTTGTATTATCTATACGTGTTAGTCCTTGAAACACGCTACGTCCTGCATTTGTACCGGCATGAAGTAGCTCTGTGCCATCATCATATGCGAGTGCTACTACCCGACTTGAAGATCCGTAAAGAGAGGCTTTTGCATTTGGTCGAAAGAGGTGCTTTTCCTGGTTGTACATATAGGCAATTTGTTCTGGACTTGGTGCTGTAGCTGATACTCGAAGTAAGGCTAAATTAGAATTTCCTAAGTGGTGCGTTGCATCTTTTGATAGGCTAAGTTTAGCTCCACTTTGAGTTACGGTGTGAGTCATTGCCCCAGTTTCTTCTAGCTTTCCATCTACATAAAGATATAGAATTCCATTACGTCTAACTGCCGCAACTTGTTGCCAGGCACCAAAAATAACTGTACCCGTTGCACTAAGTATTTGTGTTTGATTACTGAAGAAATAGTAACTAGAGGTTCCTTCCGCAATCTTTAGTAGCCAAGCAGTACTTTCTTGATTGTTACTTACATACCGATTTACAATAGAAGGATAAGCTGACATAGACGAGTCGGGTTTTACCCAACAAACGACACTAAAATCACCTGTTCCAAAGTCTAGACCACTATTATACGATTGCTCTAAGTAGTTTGAATTGCTACCAAAAGAATACCCCACAAGGTCAGCACCCGTTGCCACAGCCGTCTTCGTAATTCCGCCAAATACTGATAATCCTATAGGATTTGCACTACGATCAGCTACTCCACCTTCATATAACTCTAGATTTGCTACCGAGAAGTTTGTTGCATCACCATTGCTTGTAGCGAATGTAAAGTAACTACTCGAACTCATTGTTGCTCTAAATGTGAAACAATTCACTCCGTTAACAGTTTGATACTCTAGTCCGTTACCAAAGCTTGAAGTTGTTTGCACAAACAATCTTGGCGCTACTCCACTGTTGAGTGTAAGATTAAACTTAGCTGTATACGTCCTACCAGGTACTGCTGTCCATGTTTTATTGAGAGCGCCATATGCTGTCGTGTTAATAGCTGAAGTTATATCTAATCCAGATTGTGTGAATGTTTCGTAAGGGAAACTTCCGTTGTTTGTCCACCCTCCAACTAAAAGATTTGTGTTGCCTGATGCAGATATATTAGCATCATCCGTGCTTGCAAGTGTAGCTAACTTAGTATCAGCGTTCATGTAACCAGTATTGTAATCTGATGCGATGTAAGCTAATAATTTACCATCATCTGATATTCTAACAGCTCCAATATCATCTGTCGCAACTGCATTACTTATAACGTCAAGTAACTTTACGTTTTCAGGAAACATATGTTCTGGATTTGCTCCATATGCACCTGTGTTTGTGTAAGGAATATAATGGAACAGTGCGCCTGACCTATCTGATCCATTGCTCCCGGTTTGATCTGTTAATGGAATCTCATAAACTTTAACCCATCGCTGTAAACTTGTGTAACCGTCATTACCAAAAATAATATTATTGTCTTTAGTGAAGTCAATAAACATAATAATTTTGTAAATAGTGGTATAAGTAATATCAACACAATTGCCATCGTCTTTGATAACAGTCACACCACCGCTTGTAGCTACTGCAATGGTTGGTACAGGTAGTCCAGTGTCGGCATCTATAGGAGCATTTGGAAGAACTGTAATCGCTACATCATTAACTGTGTTGTGTACAATTCTAATAGGACCAATGGATGGACCTACACCAGAAGTATTTCGAGTGACTATGCCATCGTGTTCGTAGTTATGACTGGATTCAAAAACATTGCCATCGTCAGCAATAAATCGAACGATTGATCCTCGTATATCTCCACCTGTAACCATGATACCATCTCTTGCTACAACTGCTTTACATCCTCCGCTTCCCGAATGTTTTAACCAAGTGTTATTTGCTACATTAAACACCATCCACATTGGCATATCAGGATCATCACCGTCATAGATAACAACTGTGGAGTCTGTTTTTACAACAATCACAGCAACACAAGGAAATTCTTTTCTTGCTCCACGAGTAGATGTGTTGAGTGTTTCGTTGTACCAGCTTGTGTTCTGTGTACGCTTTCTCCATGCACCACCATCGCTATCTTTGCGTGTATCGTATACGAATACGTCAACTGCTGTGTCTGTCTTGTTTTCAGAGATTGCTTTTAATTTAGCGTTTTCTACTAAAGCTGTACCAGCTACTTCAAGTTTTTCACTTGGATTCGCTGTTCCAATACCAAGTTTACCATCATTCTTCATAGTCATGCGTATTACACCACCATCAGCACTGAAAGATAAATCAGTAGTGTTTAGGGCATGAATACCAAAGTAGTCAGACCCAGAAAGGTCTCCGTTAGATCCGTCCATCCATATGACAGCTCCACTGCTAAACTCACCAATTTGTACAGAGGAAGAGTTTTGCTCAAATCTTGCGGCTGGGTTAGATCCGCCATCTACGTGAAGCATGTACGAAGGGTTAGATCCGCCAAGACCAATGCCAACACGCCCGTCTTGGGCTATTCTCATGCGTTCCGTAGGAGAACTATTGCCATCTTCAGTTGTCCAAAACTGTAAGTTAGTTGGCATATCATTATTGGCTGGGCTAGAGTCCACAAAAGCAAGAATATAAGCACCGTCTAAAAACTGATCTCCATCATTTCCACGAAATGCTATATAACCTAACTGATCACCAGAATTCACAATTGTATTACCGTTTACAGAAGTGCTTCTTGTTTTTTCAAAAGTCAAACCTGTAGAGCCTGAATCATTAGTTTGGCGAGATATAGTTACATTTCCAGTAAAATGTCCTGTACCAGTTACATTAAGTTTATCTCCATAGTCACCCGCACCGACAAACACATCATCGGTGAAGGTAGCACCAGTTGAATCAATAGCTAATCTATTTGTACCTGTTCGTGTTGTTGTATTTGCGGCAGTATAAAAATTGATTGCAGTAGCGGCATTGTATGTTGAAGCCGCACCGCCCACATCTATTCTATTAACGGATGAGTTTGAAAAGTATTGTAATACCTGAAAACCTTCTGTCTCTGTTCCAGAGGCGTATTGACGGGCTAATAAATGTCCTTCTTTATTAGTATTGTTAGTATTGTTGTTGGAAAGATTTAAAGTACCTGTTATATCGACAAAACCATTACCTATAGTCATTCTAGTAGCATCAGCAGTTTGCAATTCGAGATTAAATGTCGTATCAGACCCTGCTCTCACTGCATTAATTTCTGCAACTTGGTTACTAGTTGTTCCTGTATCAGATGCGGAAAAGTGTATAGATGGCCCAAAACCGTCAGCCATATTTCCCGCACTTGTAGCCTTTAAATCTAAAATTTGAAGCGTGTTAACAGTTGTAGAGTGTGTTCTAGAAAAATCAGAAGTTCCGTTGGTTACGGCTATACCACTTCCTGCTGTAAGTGTTCCTGTTACATTAGCGCCACCAGCAGCCGTAGCCAGTTTTGGTGAACCATTATGATATAAAGTTACTGCGTTAGCAGGAGTAGCTACAATATAGTCGCTACTTCCATTCATAAGTTTAAAACTATGAGTGTTAGTAGTTTTGATAATACTGTTAGTGGTATCGTACAAAATCTCAAGGTCGGCATCATTACCAAATATTACCTTGCCGTTATCGGCAACACTCATGTCATTAGATAGCGTTATATCGTCAAGTACAATAGTACCAGCGATATCCTTATCGGCGCTATCTGCTAAATCTCTGGCTTTACTCATATTTGTTTATCCTTTATTCGGCGCTTGCCAATCCGTTTGAATCTACGCTATAATCTTCGTTTATAGTGCTTTCTACATCTTCAAATGTGGCACTCATTTCTTCACCGCTGACAGTAACGACTTCTGTCCAAGCTAATTTGTTCGTAGATACAGCGTGTGTATCTGTTTCTATAAAACCATCTGTAGTGCCTGCAAGTAGTCCAGTTATCACTCGATCTGATTTCTGATATATAAAAAACACTTCCATTATACTGTTCCTCCTGCTGAATCAGTTATCGATATAGGCGAACTATGAATAGTACTTGGTACGTGATTATTCGTTGCTTCTGTTCCTAAGAAGTGTAGTTTTTGTAGATAGTTTCTATTGCTTCCAGTACCACCAATATACTTAGCGTACATTGTGAATATAGGTTCTCTTGAAGCGTGAGTAACTTTCATGAATATAGATCCTTGTGCGTAACCATGGCTAGAGTGATTACCGTAATAGAACACTGTGCTTAGTGAAGTTGTGTATGAACCTGAATTATTTCTTGCGGCAAAAGTTCTATATACTTGAGTATTTTGTAGGCCACCATAAAGCTGAATACTACTATGACTGTTCGAAGGAATAATCATAAATCTATCAACAGCGTTACCAGAAGAGTGCATACCGCTTATCTGGTTAGTCACTTCTAAGAGTCCGGGAGTACCTGTTCCTGACCAACCTCCTGGCAGATCAAATCGGTACCATGAGATCATAGCAGTTTGTGTTCCTACACCTGGCGCAACAGCTTTAGTTGAATGCACCCACTCTTGAGCAGATCCACCGTTGGCGCCTCTAATCATTGTAATAGGTATTTCTGCTCCAGTAGCATCATCTGAATCAGTAGCATCTTCTGCTTCATTCTTTCCACGAATCTCTAACACAGCTTTGGGATCTGTTGTAGCAATACCAATACTACCGCCCGACTTTACCGTTAAATGGTCACCATCTCCATTCTCATGTATGTGAAAACCGCTTGACGATTGTCTGATCCACCATTCAGACGTTCCATTTCTTCTGAACTCTAGAGTATAGTCCGTATTTACAGCGTCAAGAGATAATGGATATTGACTATTAGTAGTATTGTTTTCCCCAACTATACTCACTTTTCTGTCTGGAGCTAAATCTCCGATACCGACATTACCGCCTTCTCCTTGTAATGCAATTCCATAAGCCGTACCGTTATTAATTGTTTTACCTTGTATATTAAGAAGACCGCCAGTTGTAGTTCCTATTAGCAGTTGTAAATTATCTGCTGTGTTTCTAAAGGAGGTAGCATATTCGGCTGTAGTGCTACGATTTACTCGTAACTGACCGTCAGCCAACAAGCGCATCTTTTCAGCACCACCTACTTCCCAATAATGATCGCCAGATGCTGAGTTATAACTTAAAGTAGATGCATTACCTCTAATCCAGTTAGCATCATTGTTCCCTGCTGTGCCTTGAGAACCAAGGGTTAAACGAACATCGGATGCCCCTGCCATGTGGATGTAGCCAGACGTAGTTATGTTCATACGTTCTTGAGCATTTGTTGCAAGAATCAAAGGATGATTTGTACCAACTTCTAAGAAGGCCTTACCACTTGAAGATGCAGTTAAATCAACATGAACAGTACCATTTGTAATTCGTGTTATGGCTGAATTATTTGCACTATTACCTATCTTCAAAGCAATTCCATTAGATGGTGTTAAACCCATTGCAACTTCGCCGGTTGGGTTTATATCTATTGCTCTATTCCAGGTTATTGCATTACCTGCTGTTCCTGCTGGAGCAACAAAGTGAGTTATTTTACCACCAGAGTGTTGTGTCAGTGATGCGGCTACTGAAGCTTCATATTTCCAACCGCCATTGAAGGAAGAGTTTTGTCCAAGATAAAGGTCACTACCAGTATGCGCTCCGACAAAACCTCTGCCACCAATTTGCAGTGCTTTATAACCTGAACTCCATGTGGCAAGAGAGGTTTTTGCAATACCCACGTTGCCTGTGCTGGTAATTCTCATCTTTTCCGAAGAACCACCGTCATCTCTAGTAACAAATGCCATGTAGCCTTTTAGATTCGCAGCCGTGCTATTCTCTTTCTTTCCGTGAATCTCAGCGAAGGTTATTTGATTGGTAGCATTATACACACCACCCATACCAATGCTTCCTCCTAAATTTGCGGCTTGAGAATTAGTAGTAAGCACTTGAAAGTTAGTGTTACCAGCAGTTGTAGATAAGTTTACGGCACCTTTTACATATACATTGCCGTTCTGGTCGACAGTAAGTCGTTTTGCGGGTGCTGAGGCTGCCGCACTCGTGTAAAAATTCAATTCGTGTGAATTTTGGTTATCAACCATCTTACCTTCAATAATTGTACCACGAGAAAGTGGATCATTCTCACAACCAGTAATCCGAATTCGAGCACCTGAACCACTAGTTGAGTTTGCACCTCCCGCAAATACAGCCGTTTCATACATAGTGCTGTTTGAGGTACCACCAACAACGTGAAGTTTAGTAGCTGGAGCAATTTCATTAATACCAACGTTGCCGCCATCAAGAATACTCAACCCATTCGATGTTCCGTAATGAACTAAATCAATTCTTCTATCGGCTTGAGTTCCCTCATAAACATACTTTAGTACGCCACTTAAATTAGCTCCATTATCCTTACCAAAAAGAAATTCTGTCTTGCGGCCATTTGTAGTTTGCTGTGTATTGATAATCTTAGACATCATATCCACATCGCCACTGCCTCTAATGTCGAGATGTGATGTAGGCGTACCCGTCGTCCCGATGCTAAGTTTGCCTCGGGCAATATTGACATTTTGTGCAGAGGTAATTCTAAGAGCTTCGAGAGAACTAGAACCTGTTAAAAACTGAAAGCCTCCATTGGCAGTTCCTGCTATGTGGTAGTTAGTTCCATTGCGACCATAGTAAAAGTCATTACCATTTGCGGCTATTGTGTAATTTCCGTTAGTTCCAGTTTTTAAGAAAGTACCGCTTGTACTAATTCCTGTAGCTTCAACAGTACCAGCAACGGCTATACCGGCAGCCTTAACCACTAAAGGTGTAGTGTCTAAAGCACTAGATGCTGTAACTCTAAAGTTAATTACTTGACCAGCTGTATTGTGATCAATGTATGCGGCACCTGTAGGCTTGAAGCGAATGTAGTTGTTAGCGTACTCAGTATCATTCACACCAACTTTTAATAGTGTGGATGCATCTATTTCGCCTGTTACTGTTATGCCTGTTGACTCAGCACTTAGGATCTGAGCGCCACCTATATAAGTTCTTATATAGTTATTCGCATCGCTCATTATAGAGTAATTATTAGAGTCGTTCCATCTTACACGATAGTTTGTGTTCAACTCTAAGTTCTGTGTTGGATGAAGTCCACCTGTAATATGTAAATCTTTATTGAATAAGAACTTCGTGCCACTGTGAACATATGTCAACGAAGCACTTGCTCCGTCTATCGTTATTCCAGCACCGTCATTTCCTGAAGCAGTACCGCCAGCGCCCAATGTAATATTTTTGTCTGCTGAAGATATACTCGTAGAATTAATTGTAGTCGTAGTACCGTTTACGGTTAAGTCTCCAGCAATAACTACTGTGCCCGAGTTGGCTCCGTGAACTGCTGGATCGATAGTGAACGTAGATGGCGCTCGTAGCGTTGAACCTAACGTAGTAGTGCCAGTAAATGTTTGATCAGTGAGTGTGAAAGTACTATAAGCAACGACTTCAATTATATCGCCAGCAGTTGCGCCTACAGTAAGCACCACATCAGATCCATTACTGGCTGTGTAATCAACTCCGTTTAGTAGATGCACACCATTCATGAACACATCTAGAAATTCTGGTGTATAGCCTGAGGTAGGAAATGATGCCTGGTTGCTCGTAGCTGTAAAAGTATCTCTAGTCTGTGTAGCCTGTGGTGTTGGCTGTATGCCGATGTAACCTGCCATTCTTAGGCTCCTAGTTTATATAATAATTCCATTGTCATTATTTATGCTTATCTACTCAGTCAGTTCTTGCGCCATTAGTATCATACTCGGTTTGGCTTGCTGATAGTTTTGCGGTCATCTCTGAGTCACTTGGATGAGTTTCTTCTCCAAACCACTCAAGACTTCCATCTTCATTTATAGCTACAGATTTTGTATAACCACATAAGTGTGCGGCTATTGCTATTACTGCAGGGTTGTGTTCTGAAAAATCCATAATCTTCTCCTTTAACTAGGTCCGTCGCTGATGTTTATAGCCGTAATAAGTTCGACTGAAGACGGAGATTGTAGTGTACAACCAAATGCAAAAGTGTTGGTAAAGGTTCCTACTGTTAACGAGGTTTCAGATCCTACCTTGATATGAACAACATTGCTTGAATCTCTACGCAAAGTAATCAAAGTACTATCTGATACACCTGTACCTGTACGGATTCGAGTGACTGTTCCATTCACATTTTTGTCTATATCAAGCTTATTATTTGAACTATTGTTCATAAAACGTACACCATTGGTATTGGCTGCCACTGCCGGGCTAGTAGATGGTGACGCTGGGTCGACAAGAGATTGATCAGCCATAAAGAACATTGACCATCCCCATGCGTATCCTAGTTTAAATTGAATCTTAAACCGACCTCTAGCTATACCTTTAACGAAACCACTCATAGCGGGACCATTGTTACCATTATTAGCGTATATTTTTGTGCCATAATTGTAAATATATTGTATATTATCACCGCTGCCACCAGATCCATGGGTCCAAATAGGTTGAAGTTGATCCCAATCTAAGCTATTGCTCCAAGTCATTATTCTATCTCCTCTAGAGCAAATTTATACTTTTTGCCTGTTCTGTTGTTTATTAAGTAGAGATTTTCTTCTCCTTCTTGTACTGTCCAATTTCCTGTAGTGCCATCTACATCGTTTCCGCCTTTTGATTCATTAGAAAGATGTAAGTCACCTGTGTAAACGTTTGCCCATCTCATTGAGTTTGAGCCTAAATCTTGACTGCCATCGAATCCTGGAGTAACAGTACCGTCATGACTAATAACTAAATGATTTGAATTATTGGTTTGTAATATTAGACTTCCGTTTGATTCAGCATTAATAATACGTAAATTGTTACCGTTTAACCCTATTCTTGCTCCGTCTGAACCAGTGTGACCTGTTGCATCTGAAGTGAATTTGACGTAGGAATATCCATCTGCGCCTCCGATGTGAAGCTTATTTAGAGGTTCATCTATTCCTATACCTACATTACCGTCATCGGTGATCCGCATACGTTCTTCAGCAACGGCAGCATGTGGCCGAGTGATGAATGCTAAATGAGAACCATAATCAGTACTATTTCCACTTTTAACTGCGGCAATACCAGTTGCGGCATTTTGATGATAAGCAGAACCACTTACTTCAAAAGCAATACCTGCAGTGTTTGATGTGGCTGCCGCATTATTATGAACAATAACAGAGTGCCAAGAATCATTTGAAGGAGTAAATGCATTAGTTGACCCATGTTGCATATGTAAGTATTTTTCTGGATCAGTTGTTCCCATACCAACTTTGCCGGTATGATCAATAACCATACGTGTTGTGGGTTTTAAATTACCTGTAGAAGTTGCTCCACCAGTTTCAAATGCTAATCCAGTCTGTTCATTACCAAATACATACGAACTGATACCCGCCATTGTTCTACTAACATCACCGACCCAACGAATACCTGCACCTCTGCCTACTTGCCAGGCTGAGATACCTTGATGTAAAGTTACTAAGTCTTCTCTGTCAGATCCAGTTGTATGATTAGTTGCGGCTCTCACGTTTAGTCTAGAGACTGGATCACTCACGCCCGTTGACGTACCAATTCCCACATTACCGGCAGTGTTGAAATGAAGTGCGTTAACAAATCCACCTGCACCGGCATTATAACCTAGATGACCAAGATTGGCATCTGCGTCTAATCCTAAAAACGTATAACGTATTGCGTTATTTGCTGTATTTCTTCCAATAACTTGAATTGAAGGATCATCTATACTACTACTGTTATCTCCAAAAATTGCTTGAACATTTGTGCTTGCTTTTGCTACATGTAAAGGTGCAGATGTCGCTGAAGCACCAGCTTGCAGTCCTACTTTCACATCTCCAGTTGCAGTAATCCGCATACGTTCGGCTGAAGCTGTTCTAAACAGTAAAGGCTCTGAACTGCCCATCGTTCCTACTAGATTATCACCACCTGCATTACCTATAAGCTGTAACCCACTTGTTCCAAATGTTCCTATAACGAATTGATTGCCGTTTGCTAGAACAGTGCTACCAGCAACAGACAGTGTTGCTCCTGAATACGCATTGTGAATATTTCCTATTAAAGTTTTACCTGCTCCGTCAAACGACATAGAAAGTCTACTGTCTGTTACATCATAAATTTGCAACATGCCGTTTACTGTCTGTCCGTCTGCAATTCTCCAATTAGAAGTAGTGGATCCAGTCTTTTTAATTTCGAAACCTACAGTAGAGTTACCTCCGACTTCTGCTTTGACGAGTGTCGTTCCTGATGTTCTTTTTATGTGTAAACGATCAGTCGGAACAACAGTTCCAATACCCATATTGCCATTATATCTGAAAGTGTATAGATCGTCTAAGGTAGAATCACTAGCATCTGTAAACGCAAATCTTAAATCTCCATATGCGTGGGCTGAACTTTCTCCTGTGGTGCTTGATCCTGGAGTAGCTAAATGCATTTTCATATACTGCTTATTTAAGCCACCATAATCATTTAAGCTTCTACTGCTTCTTGCAGAGAATAGAGGATAACTAGTGTTAGAAACAATAGAATTCCGAGATGTTATTGTGCCTCCTACTTCTAGCATATCATCTGGCGCTAATACATCAATACCAACTTTACCGACAGAGGTAATGGTTAGACGAGTCTGGTTGGCTGTTTTAAAAGTTATTGGTTGAGAATCACGTACACCAAAGTTTAATGCTTTGTTTCCAAAAGTTTCAATTACGTGATCACCACCAGTTGCCTGGTGGATAGAAATGTATTGACTACTTACACCATTTCGCTGAACCCTAAGACCCTCGCTAGATGCAGTAGCATTTACAACAAGTGGTGCTGAAGGATTAGTTTCGCCTATACCAACGTTTCCGCCGTTTTTTATTGTTAAGCGTGGATTAGAGCCTTCGAGAATTTCAAAGTAATTGGTTGCAGTGTGACCTTGCGCTAATGACCAAGATGCTGCCGCTCCGTTTCTCTGAAGTAAAACACTTGCCGCACCAGCTGCCGCTCTAAGAATCTGCAAAGAACTTGATCCGATAATGTCTCCAGTAACTGAAACAGGATGTGAAAAGTTAAATGTATCGTTTGATGCGCCCCATAGTATAGTTGCATCTGTACTAGCATTGACAGCATCTTGTATCGTAATGCCTGCACCGTCTGCGGCAGCAGAAGTATCTCCTGAGCCTTTGTTAAGTGTTATATTCTTATCTGCTACATCTAGTGTTGTAGAGTTAACTGCTGTCGTAGTACCGTTTACGGTTAAGTTTCCAGCAATGACCACTGTACCTGAATCGTTTCCATGTGTTGCAGGATCAATGGTAAAAGAAGATGGTCCTCTTAGATGTCCAGTAAGAGTCGTATTGACAGCCGAAAGATCGCCTGATAAATTTATTGCTGTACCAGCTAGAGTTCCTGTTAGCGTGTCTCCAGCAGTGTTTATAAATCGGACATCGCTTTCAGTCTTATTATAATGATCTGCTTGTTGAAACGTTGCATACGAGATCACAACAACTTCATCACCACTTATGGCGGTATTAGACAACGTGATAGATGTTCCGTTAGTCGCAGTATAATCACTGCCGTCAACAAGTCGAACACCGTTGTGGTATACATGGACATACGTAGGAGTATAGCTTAAGCCAGTTAAATTTGTTGTCGATGTAGTGATAGCAAACGTCTTTTTACGTTCCGCACCTGATGATACGACAGAGGCTTTGCTTCCGATGTAACCTGCCATTCTTAGGCTCCTAGTTTATGTAATAATTCTATTATCATTATATTTATATTAGGACACACACTTATCTAAGCCTGTGTACTGGATTGTCTGGTGTTGGCACTACAAAATCTTTTAATGATTCTGGAACTTCATCATCATCTTCAATGTACATATCAATATGATGTCCAGGAACAGGCACCATAACAGGATATTCGTTTCCGTTAGAGTCCGTAGCCGTTTCTCCAGTTTCTTTAGCCAAACCTGGATGATGTTGAAATACTTTAGTATCATTCACATCTAAGTTTGCTTCGGCTATAGGAGATATACACGCACTGTAGTGTTCAAACTTTAAGTATACTTTCTTCATTATATTAATCCTCTGATATCTGTGCCCATGCTTGCCCAGTAAGTGTTGTTGTTACATATATTGTGCCGCTACTAATTGGCAGTCTAACTTGTAGTCTGTAGGAACCGCTTGGCGCCCCACTATTCAAGTATCGATACTCTAATGTGCCAAAGCCGGCGCCATTCATGGCCCCATTCATAGTTCTTTCTGCGGCAGCACTAACATTTCCATATCCACCCATTACTGTGCCAAAGTAATTTGACTGCCCAAATCCGCCATCATTACCTCGTTGAGCGTTTCCTTGTATCGTCAGTGAGGGAGAATAAGATACATATGCAACGTCTGTCCAAGCTTGACTTTGCGTGATCGTGTTGTGACATACTAGATGCTGATACTTTCCTGACCATTGACCCCAATTAGAGTCAACCATCATATAATTAGATTTGTTATTAAAAGGACCTTCAACGGTCACTTCGCCAGTTCTACTAATCCGCATACGTTCAACTTCATTACCAGATGAATTAGGTCCAGTTGCAAATACCATTGCACCTGCTTCATGACCATTACTCTCTGCCAATCCCATAATCGAAGCACTAGCGGCATAACCAGAAGCCGTTACTGTCGTAAATTGTAGTTTAGCAACTTTAGTGCCATTAGCACTTGGTGCCGCACCACTATACGTATTTTCAATTTCTAAGTTTTTATATTCATAAGAGAAAGGATTAGCAGTAGCGTTACTATTGTTATCATCTATAAGGCGGATTCTCATGACTTTATCTTCATCAGTTCCACTGCTTACTTCAAATTTTACTGGATCGGTTTGTGTAACTCCAACACCAACTCTACCAAGTGCAGTGATAGACATAGCAGTGTCCCAAGTTATTGCATTGCCTGCCGTACCTGCACCAGCTACTCTAAAGTCCATTAGACCCGCATCTGTTAATCTTATTTTACAAGCCGCATCATTTTGTATATACCTCTCAGTTCCAGTGCTATTAAAGTAAGAGTTATTGGCTATATTGAAATCTTCATAGTTACTTGTGTTATACAATGCGCCAACCGGAGATACCTGTAATGCAGTAGAATTACTCCACCAAGCCGCTGGAGAACAACCGATACCAACAGCACCGCCATTACCATCGATAACCAAAGCACTAGCATTACCACTAGCTTTAACAACGAAGTTTTGATTTATATCTTGGCCATTGTTAAATACTGTACCTCCAGAAGTACCCAATCTAAGAGCTTCTGTACTAGAGTTAATATAAAACCTAAAACTGTTGTCGCCGTGTTCGTATGAAACTTGACCTTTGATATTAGCATTACCAGTTGAAGTACCATCGCTAAAGTGTATAGCACCACTTTGAGCAGGATCACTTACAATAGTCATACCTGTACGTGTTGATGTATTACCTATAACAAGATCATCGGCATTAGCGTGTGCATTAGTTGCTACACCTGCACCTGTGCCAATACCAACTCTACCTGACGTATCGATAACAAAAACATCAGTACTACTACTTATAGCCGCACCTGCAGTTCCGCTAGGTGCCTGTGAAAATATAATCGTTGAATCTGGATTCATTACCAAACGTGAAGCGGCACCATTTACGACATATTGATTTCCTGTTCCTATCCACCAGTTTTGTCCTAGTTGTGTTTGAGTATTACCTGCATGTCCAGTAAAGGTTGCGCCGCCGCCAATTTGTAATGCAGGATAGTTAGCAGACCAAGATCCAGGAGTAACTCCTAATCCTAGAACTCCACCTTTAAAGGTTGCTTGAACACTTCCACCAGCAAATATTCGAGTAGCGTTGAGTGTACTGGTTCCCGTTGATCCTAATTGAGTAGCGTATCCGCCATCAAATCCGTCATAAGTTACTACTGGGTGACTAGCAAGTTTATATCCAGACGCCGCTTCTATGTAGCCATTTACATGAAGTTTTTCGTTTGGAGAGGGAAAACCAATACCAACGTTGCCATTATCCAAGAAAGTAGCTAAAGTGGCATTTGCTTGCGATTTGACAACTAAACCTCTTGTTGCTTCAGTTGACCCACGGTAATAACCAAAATCCATGTACCTGACATCAGCACCTTCCGAGCCATATCTAGTCAATGCGTATTGACTCCAACCTGTATTTGGGTTTCTTATGCTTTCTACAACGGCCGTTCCTGAATCTCCCACAACATTAAATTTTGCGGACGGTAGAGCTACACCAATACCAACTTTGTCGCCTTTTATGACCATAGCATCTGTTTCACTATAGTTACTAAACCCAATCGTACTTGTATACGGAGCACTACTTGTGCCTGTTACGGTCATAACATTGAAGCCAGCGCCGTAAGTACTTCCAAGAGGTGCGGCTTTAATTGTTACTACTCCAGAATTTTTTAGAATAGTTGTTCCTAGTACAGTTAATTCATTACCAACATCTAAATGGCCTGAAGTTGTTATTGCTCCAAGTCGGTCTATTGTTAAGTGTGTGCTAATTCCTGAACTTGTGCTTGATGCTGTACCTAGTTCTAATTTATAGCCTGATCCGTCATATCTAAATCCAAGACCTGCATGGCCAGATCCACTTCCGTGGTCAACCATCGTTAAACCACCAAAAGTTCTATTTGCCGCATTAATTTGGACACTCGACATTATACCTCTATTAGACCAATCTGTTGAAGCAGAATTTGTAGCTTTAACTTCCAAGGTTGCGGCTGGAGATATTGTTCCGATACCAACGTTGCCGTTTGATTTTAAAGAAAATTGATCTATGTTACTAATGTCATTATAGAATAATAGATGACTATCATTTGCTTGCTGTAGTATTCTCCACTTATCTGCTCCTGACCGTTGAAAGGCCAAGCTTGTTAAAGAAGATCCTGTAATTGTGGAATCTAGAATTAATGTTTTATTCGAGGAACTACTTATGTGAATATTCTTATTAAAGTCCCATTGGTCTGTTGCGCTTGTATAAGTTATATTTGCTGATGCGCCATCAACTGTAATACCAGCGCCAGTTGCGGCAGACGCATTGCCTGCGCCACTTGCAAGAACGATGTTTTTATCATTTACGGTTAAAGTTGTCGAGTTAATAATGGTCTGAGTGCCATCAACCTGTAGATTGCCAGCAATTTGAACTGTGCCAGAATCGTTGCCGTGTACAGCAGGATCAATAACAAACGTAGCTGGTCCTCTTAGATATCCAGTAAGAGTTGCATTAACTCCAGATAAGTTTCCTTCGCCTATCTGTGTAAGATCGACTAAATCACTTTGCTTACTCATTAGCTCTGCTCCAGAACACTAAGTATGACATCGGCACTTGAAGCCGTGTCTGTCTTAACAACAAGCGTGTCAGAGGTCTCCAGTATTATTTTTCCGTCTAGTACAGATAGTCCAGCTCCAGCAGGTATAGGAGTATCTTTAACTACATATGCTCCTGCGGCTTGAACGTCAACTGTGATTTGATTTGCAGTAACGTTAGCAATGTTTAATCCCACTGTCACTGCCACTGTTGAACTAGGAACTGTGTAGACAGTTGTTGCACTTGTTCCTACTGATGTACTCGTGTAATTTTTAAATGTATTCGGCATGTTTTTATCCCAAAGCTATGGCTAGTGCTAGTGCAGTCCCAGCGGCGTCAAATCCTGTAGAATCAACTCCGTCTAATGTATCTGCATCTACATTTAGGTTATCTACAAAACTTTTATTTACTCTTGTGTCTATCGCACTATTTGCACGTGCGTTTGTATAATATAGTCTACTACTATGCTCAGTCAAATTTGCTGTAGTAAAGTTCGATATGTCTGAAACTGTGCCTGTCACGTTACCTATTAGGTCAGTGTCGAGTGACTTATTCATATTCCATTTGTCGCCAGAAGATGAGTAAGTAAATGTAGCACCAGCTCCATCTACTGTTATTCCTGCTCCATCGGCTGCGCCAGCACTTGCTGCCCCTTGAGCAACTGTAATATTTAGGTCTGCAACAGTCATTGTCGTTGAGGACAGTGTTACAGTAGTACCTAATACTTGCAGATCACCTTTAATCTGAACTGTACCAGTGTTATTTCCAACAACAGCAGGATCAATAACGAATGTCGATGGACCATGCAATTCGCCGGTCAGTATCGTATCACCAATCGATTGCTGTGAACCAGTGGCAGGATCTACTACTAAACCCGTACCAAATTGTGCTAGTTCTAATGCTTTAGTCGTTGCCACTTGTTACTCTCCAATAGCGTTTATTTTGTTCGTTTCTCATTCTTATTTATATTAAGGGTCTTGTTAACCATTCTATTATTGTGCTATCATATCTATGCTTGTAATTCCACCTACTTCCCCTCTGAGCGTAGCTACGAAGTGAAAATTAATACTATAGTTGCTGTCAAGGTTTACCACAGGAATATACAAAGTTGTTGCATTCGGCTTTGAAGTATTGCCTAACGAAATTTTGCTAGACGTAGGACCAATATCGCATATAGTAGTGCTTGCAGTACCATAGTTGCCTGTGTTGACAGCGTTTGTGCCAATAACATAACGCTTCTCAAAACTACCTATAGCGTTTACATTACCATAATCTCCTGAAACATGTAAACTCAGTCCTGCCGCAATGTTGCCGTCCATTTGAATTCTAAAATATTTTGCGGCTGACGGAGCAAAATTTACCTGCATAGAAGTCTCGTAAACACCTACATTTGAATTGTTACTGGCTGTCTGGCGTCTAACTCCTCTGTTGTCCAACGCTCCCATCTCTACTTTAGAGCCACCAATATTATTTGATCCATCTCTAAACTGAAATCCAAGTACATCGTTTGCCCTAAGAGACGCAAATTTTACTGGTCCACCACTAGAGCCTTTATAGAATGATATTGTAGGAATAGCACTACCTGTAGTATCATCATAATCGACCATTCGAAGTTCGACATCTTCATCACTAGTATCACTATTACCTACAACGTTCATTTTAGACATACCGTTGACCATAGTCATACTGCTACCAGCAGATATACTACCATCATTACCGTTAATAGCCGCATTGTAGCTAGGAGTACTAGTACTTGCAGAAGATCGCCCACCAAAGGAGAATCTTCCGTCTTCTAACATCTTGAAGAACGCTTGACCCTCATTCGTCTCATCAAAGCGATGAGTGCCCCAATTGTAATAGTTGTTTGTTAAGTAAAAATCATTACCCACATTAGCCATTCTAATTCTAGTAGCATTTTCACCTCCCGAAACAGACCCTGGTGACATAGACAATTGCTCATATGAAGGATTTACTGTAGTTCCTCCTATATGCAGTACGTGTCTAGGGTTGTTACCAGATACTAGTGCGGGAGTCTGTCCAATATTAACTTGTCCAGTAGTGGCAATTCGCATAGCTTCTACTATGTTCTGACCAGTTCCTGTTGCACTTGTATAAAATCTTAAGTCTCCATCGTCTGCTGAAGAGTTTGCGGAAATTCTTGCAACTACATTTCCAGAGTTAACGTATAATAATTGACCAGTGTCGTTATTAGATGTTCTTTTACCTTCAAGTCTAAGTTCAGCCGCATCACCATTTTTATCGTTATGTACGTGAAGTCTAGTATTGCCTGATACTGTACTATTGTAAACTTTTAATCTGCTGGTACCTGGATCTGACGTACCAATACTAACCTTGCCAGTTGGCGTTACTAAGAATCTTGTTTGTTGTAATGCAGTACCAGAACCTGTGGCATCAGACAATCCCCAACCATTTAAGGAATCTCCATAAACCATACCGGTTTTCCACTTGTTAACTCCGCCTCTAGCAAAGTCTAATCGTGAAGGACGGGCATTACTATCTGAAGGTGTATCAATCTGTATTGTGCCTAAGTTACTTGCGTGGGTTTGTTTAAAGATTGCAATGTAATCGTCTGAATCATTAGAGTGTACTTTTAACGTGATATCACCTGGAGAATCTGTTCCAATACCAACGTTGCCACCCATAAAGGATGAAGGTCCACTACTTGCTAAGGTTACTTTTGAATTTTCACTAGCATCGTTAATGTAAAATGTACCACGTGTATCAGATTCTTCTCTGAATCTAAATAATTGTTGATTGTCAGAAGACTTAATTAGTAATGGATATGAAGATGCTCCTGAACTTTTAATACCTAATCTAGCATCTGGATCATTTGTTCCGATACCAACTTCACCGTTAGCCATAATACGCATCTTTTCAGAGTATCCAGCAGAGCCTCTCGTATTGAATGCCATATCACCATAGTGTGAGCTATGATTTGTATTAATAGCATTTATAGAAACTGTTTCTCCAGCACTTGCCGATTCAAAACTTAATTTAACTATATTATTTGCTGTAGTGTCTGTATTCTGTAAAACTAGTGTTGGACCAGTGCTTCCAATTGACGTGGATGTTCCAGCGCCTTTAAGATACATAACTCTTGCATCACTTCCATTTGGTTGCATACCTGTAACTTGAAGCGCAAAATTATTTGATAAAGGAGTTTGATTAATGCCTAAACGTCCTGCGGGATCTAATGTCATCAGAGGATCAAAAGTTGTACCATTATAACCATAGAAAATATAACTACCGTTACTTGTGTTGTTTCTTGATACGAAGGTCGTAATTCCTCCATTGTGTCCCATGTCAGCATAATTATTTGTTCCATCATCATCTTGTATTCTAATAGCAGGAGCTCCAGTACCAGATACGTGAAGCATAGCTTGCGGGTCATTATTACCGATACCTACTTGACCATCAGCATCAATGCGGACATGCTCTCCGTTAGTATCATTACCAAAAGCGATTTGTCTACCAGTGTATGCGTTTAATTCTAAAACGCCTGACACACTTTCTAATCTACCGACATCAGTAGTACCTGTGCCGACTGTAAGTGCCGCACCACTAAGTAGTTCTAGACCCTTATTCATCTGCCATCTATCTTGAGTATGATCATACGCAAAGGTTGCAGTTCCGTCACTACCTAAATCTGCTGTAAGACCTGCGCCTGTAGCAGCCGCCTTATTATTAGAGCCAGAGGCTAATGTGATATTCTTATCATCTACTGTTAAGGTTGTAGAATTAATTGTTGTTGTCGTACCATCTACTTGAAGATCGCCTGCGATTACGACTGTGCCTGAGTTAGCACCGTGAACGGCTGGATCAATCGTAAAGGTCGATGGACCTCTAAGAACTCCTGAACTACCAGAAACTTCAAGAATACCATCTACTGTGACAGTATCGTTGAAGTATGACGTGCCGTTATTGTAGAAGTCATATGAGCCGTGTACAGCCGTAGACATTACAGCAAACTTGCCTGTAGAGGATCCTGAATCCATTTTCACATGGGAGCTAAATGTTGCGTCACCAGCGTTAGACATATCGAGTACAAGCGCATCAATGGTTACATTAGGGCTACCAGATTTAATGCCTCTGAATATGATGTCTTTGTCTACGGTTTCAGCTTTGATTACAAGATTACTAGTTTCTCGTTTGAATCTACCGAATGGGACTGCATTATCTGCTAAGATGATGTCTGCGCCATTTGCGTCTAGTGTAATATCACCGTCTGCATCTATAGTTAGATTGCCTGCGTGTACTATATCACCGCCTAAAACAATGTTCTCGTTAAAAGTTGCACGACCAGCATGTTCCATATCAAAATCTAGGGCTGTGACTGTTGAGCCGCCATCATTTCCTAAAACTTTTATGTGTTTATCGGCTTGGGGTGCATAAATATTAAAGTCGCCAGAAGAAGTATTATAAAACTGACCGAAATTGAGACCGTTGTCTTTTAAACTAACTGTACTTCCATCAGCATCTAAGATGATATCTCCAGATGCATCAAACATTATGTCGCCATTATAGCCACTAGCTTGACTTGTCGATATTCTATTATTTCCTAAAGTGTAATTGCCTACGATTACCGAGCCGAACGTTCCTGATGCGGTTGTGTTTATTTGAATAGCTGAGTGAAAATCTGAAGCTACGATTGAACCGTCAAGTATCTGGGATGATTTTATTCTAGTTGTCATGTTATACCCCTACCTGTAAACGTTGTGCTTTGATTGTCGTGTTTGTACTAGCGGGAGAAACTAGTAATCTTACATTACCTGCGTTAATATCGCCACCAATAGTACCTAAACTAGCATTAGAAAATATTGTTCCGTATTCTGTCATATAAACTGTTGTTCCATCGTGAATTAGTAATACTTCGGTGGCATGATAATTGCTGCCCTGTGTCATCTGGACGAGATATTTAGCTGTGCGATATCTTGCTCCCGAAAAAGTATCTACAACTTGATTTGCTGTGCTTGCTGTAAGAGGCGTGTAAACCGGCTTCAGTACATCATGATCTACAAATGATGCAAGAGCCATTGATGTGATTTCTACATGACCAGAAGCAATTGCTTGGTCTAGAACAATAGAAGTTCCATTGGTAGCTGTGAAGTCATCTCCGTCAACTAACTTAACACCGTTAGCAAAAACAGATATTTTTGTAGGATCATATGCTAGTGTTTGATTGTTATCATCAGCACCACTGAACGTGGTCTTTGACGAGTTGAATGTATATACAAATGTTTTATAGTCTCTTAAATGAATATTAGACGATAAAGAGTCGTATATTCTAATTTCTATTTCATCAGTTGTTAGTGGCGCATCATTGAATGTTAGAGTTTGTCCACTATAGCTATATTCTGTAATATGTTGAAGAACACCATTAAGATATACTGAGATGTATTGATCGCCTCTAGGAATAGCTGGTATTGCATAGGCGGTTTTACTATTATCCCCAGTATATGCTACTACATGAACGTTGTTCTGAGTTGCACTTTGTCCGATGAAAGATACTATAGAGTCTGTGCCGCCAGAAGACTTCTTTGCGTACATCCTTCCATCATGGGTATTGAATGCTAATTCGCCTAGCTCTAGACCTGAAGTGGTCGGAACCTTACCCGGAACAGCACTTCTTTTTAATTTAATTGTTGACATCTGTCCTCACACCTGATATAATAAGCTATATAGCTTCTAATTTAAAATAAAGATGTCTAATGGTATATACCTAACATCTAAATCTAACTGTATTCTAGAACGTTCCACCATCAATAGTATCGATAGTGACTAAGCCTCCGGATGATACATCAAAGTTTGTTGCGTTATATGTACTTGTACCAATTGCGCCTGCGGCATCTGCAATATTAGCCTTAACTGTTACTGCCGCAGTCTCAGATCCTGATCCCGTTACTACGATACCGTTTGAAGTTGTGCTGTTAGCGTCTGTCTGGCCTCCTGTACCTTGTGCAATAGTAGCTACATAGTTACCAGTTGTATCAGTACCTAAAGCGACCGAGTTCGGTTGAATTGTAGTTGCTATACTATGTGCAGTAGTGCCGAAGTCTGAGATTGTGATTTGACCAGCAACATCACCAGTAAGACTGAATGTCTTTGAAGCAAACTTAACAGTATCAACATTCAACTTAGCTAGACTAAACGAACCATCTGACATATTAACAACATTATCAGTTAAGTCAGTATCGATATACTCATCGAATATATGCCATTCACCAGCAGTTGCGTCTCTAAAGATACCAGTAAACTGATCGTTGGTTCCATCACTGTATCTACCAACAACACCAATGTCAACTGAATCGGCAGTATTGCCAGATGCTAATCTAATCAGAGCATCTTCAACATCAAGTACATCAACGTTAACTGAGGTTGTAGTACCATTGACTGTTAAGTCTCCGCCAACAATCATATTGCCAGCAGTTTCAGTGTTACCGTTTGATGCGTCTACAGTAAAGTTAGTTGCACCTACTCTGAAATTACCAGTTACGTCAGTCGGGTTATTAATAGTTGTCTTACCAGTGGCAGCACCTATACTAATCGCTGTACCAGCACCGAATGCGTTAACTGTAGTTGCAGTATTGTTAAGTAGGTTAAATGTAGTTGCAGTAGTGGTAATGTCTCCGCCATTAACTGCAAGATCGAGCGTAATTGCTCCGTTTCCACCAACATGCAAGTTTTCAGCGATACCAACACCGCCGGCAACTGTTACTGCGCCTGTAGTAGCACTTGTAGAAGTTGTTGTGTTGAGGACAGCAAGTCTATCCTCGTCAAGTGTCATCGCTTCTTTGTTTGTCGTATTACCAGTTGCTACGTGGAAGTGTAATGTGTCATCTGAGTTAGCTGGAGAAGATTCTGCAATAATGAATGTGAGACCGTCAACTGATCTTACTCCACCTAGAGATGACCAATTAGATCCTGAGTATCCTTCGAATTGAGTGTTCTCACTGTTATATCTAATAGCACCTGCTACATTTGGTCCCTGTTGAGCGTTTGTGCCCACTGGAATAACAAATCCATTTGTCCCAGTAATAGACACATATCCAGTACCAATTGGATCTAAGACTAGATTAGTATTTGTGCCTAGTGTTGATATAGTGTTACCGTCAGCACGAATGTTATCTACATTCAATTGTCCTGTTACAGTAGCTACACCAGTAAGTTGCGTGGCAGCAACAACTGTAAATGTCGTACCGTCAAATGTTAGGTTGGCATCATCTTCAATTGCACCAGCAGTACCTGCGATGACAATACGATTGTTTGTTAGGTCACTTACTGTTGCAGATGCAAGTGTTGATTCGCCTGTAACGCCTAAAGTGCCTGCGATTAAAGTGTTACCAGTTCCGTCTGCTACAGTAAATTTATTTGTGTCTACTGCAATACCACCGTTTGCGTTAAGCAATCCGGTAAACGTACTTGACGTAGAGAAGTTGACTGGTGCATTTAAATCAATAGTACCTGTTCCGTTGGGATCAAGTATAATGTTACCATTCGTATTTGTAGAAGATATTGTATTAGCGTTAAGGGTAAGATTATCGACATTAAGTACATCGATCTTCGAACTCGCATCTACGATAAGTGCAGATGATGCAGTAAGTGTACCGTGTGCGTGATCTAGCAGGTTAGTAAAATATTTACCGCCAACTACGTCAATTGCGTTTGCGACACCGCCACTTTCTCCGCTAGTACCTAAGTATAATCTATCTCCGCCGTTCGCTTGTGTACCAGTGCCATATGCGTAGCCAAACTCGCCTAATGCGAGTGCAGATGGCGCACTAGTACCACTGGATCTTTTGATCTTAATAATAGACATTTAGAAATTGCCTCCGTTTATAATTGTATTTATATTATCCATTTGAGTGGTCGATTCCCACTTTGCTGACGTACTGTTATAGAGAATAACTGCTCCGTCTGTTTGATTACTAGCGTCAACGTCAAAGAGGTCGCCAAGCCTGATAGAGGCAGCATTAATCTGGTAATTAGTTACCATAAAGTTTTGATTTGGTGTAAGTTTTGCCTTGATGTTTGCCATCTTTATGTCCTTGTTATGCCGGCTGTTACTGTCGCTGTTCCTTGTACAACACGTGATTTAGAGCCGCCAGGTGAGGTAATTTCTATATCATATAAGTATCTACCAGGAGATAAGTTATTGGTTATACTACTACTTAGAGTGATAGAAATTTGACCGAGTGCTCCGTTATGCGAACAGCCAAAGTCCGTTGCAGTTGCCGAAGCATACGTTTTTCTCATTTGAGCGGCAACAGTAAATCCAGTAAGATTGAATACGGCATCTGTAGCCGTTTCTACATCAATCAACGCTGAGAAATCTGTACCTTGGTCTATTACAATATTTGCTTTAACTGCCATGTTTTTTCCCTAATCTATGCTACATGTATTTATAAATAATAAGAACAGAACCCTCAACCTATTGGATTTAAAATGACATCAAAGTACATCAAATTCGGACTTCGTGCTGACAAGAATCTAGCAGACCTAGATAGTCCAGTTCAATCTTTAGCCAACGTACTGGACGATAACTCTACTGCCCTAGACGAAAACAATCAATTCTCTGGATTTACTGTCCGAGATATTAGTCCACTTATTGGATTAAGAAACACTGGACTGTCTGACTTCACAAACGAAGATGGACAATCAACTGATCTCGCAAACTTAAACGGCACTGTAGTATCGTTCACTAATACACAAGGACAAAACACAGTTGTTGAGCCTCTTGTGACTATTCAAGATAATATAAGCAATTTTAAATCTGTTTTAGGTAATCCTCCTTGGATTAATGGCGGTGACGGATTAAATTGTTTCTTTGTCGGTAGCGATAGAATTAAACCAAATCCTACTGGCGCCATCACGGGTAATTCAGGTACTGCTTCAACGACAGGTGGCTTGTCATCAAGTCAACTGTGGACATCATATGCAGACGGAGACTTCACTCCTATCATTGGTCCATTGGACTTTTGGAATAACGGAGTCTTCGCCTTTAATTCAAAGCTCCATCCAGAGATGAGAAACACATACGGTCTTATACAATGGACTGGTTATCTTGCGAGTAATTTCGAACAAGATTGGGGCTCTACAGGGTTATTTATCATAGAGGAAGATACGGTAGATGATGGTAGTGAAAACAATTGGACAACGATCAAGTCTGTGTATGCCACTCCAGCTTCTAATGATCAATACAAAAGTAGCTTCCCACTAAACGGTCTTACATACTCTGGTCCGACGGCTGGAGTAGTAACGATAGACTATAGTGGATCTTCTGTTAATAAAAAATCTGTTTGCGAAGGAATGTCATTTGTATCGAATTCCACTACATATCAAATCGCATCAGTGGATCCAGAAGCAGAAACAATGACAGTTCAAACGTCAAGTGCCATATCTGGAAACCCCGCAACTCAAACGCTTAAGTTCAAACCTGGTGAAGATGAAGTCACATCTCCAATAAAATTTACTGCTCAGAAAAGGGGCAATAGATTAAGGGTGCGTTACACGCTTTGGTATCCAGATCCAGGCAATGGTAGTGCTTACAGAGAAAAAACATTTAGAGAAACTAATGATAATAGTGAACGTGCACCATTTTCAGATTATTACAAGACGTATAACAGAAGTCAAGTATTCGGCCCATACACGTACAAGTATTTCGAAGACAATAAAGCAAGTGCCTTGAATCAGAAATCTACATCTAAGTTAACTGTTCTTGATACAATATCTCTTATAATAGATCCTCCAGAACTATTGAACGATAAAGTTGTAGGAATGTCGAGTTCTACATCAACAACAGTATCTACAAAGACTATAAAAGTACGAGATAACTTTGGCAAGATTTCTGCCACTAGCTTCAGTGGAGTAAGTGTGGGAGATTGGATGGTATTCAAAAAGAGCAATAATAACATGTATGCCTTTCAGATTTTAGAGATCAGTGGATCAGATGAAGATGGTAATGAATTTGCGTATGTTAAAGATAGTCTTAACTCAGATGCTTCTATGGCTATATCAAATACAGCAGAAGCAGTATTCTTCAAGAATACTGGACTTATTGGTCTATTCAGACTCGATTCTTCTGGAAACAGTAGTCAGGGAGCACTATACTCTTTACCTCCATATAACATTAACCCGACATCTAAAGTGTTTGCAGATCAGCTTATAATGACTATCAAAGCAGATGGAACTGACGGACTACAGGTCAAAAGAGTATTCGATGCAACGGGTACTGGACCTAGAAACGTCATTATTCAAGACCATCTAAGCAATGCTGGAGGTAGCAATTTCAAAACCGGAAATGTTCAGATTGGTGCAGTATATGCGTCTAGAGGACTAGACGATAAGTCATCATATCTTCAATGTAATGGAGTTTACGGAAGAGAAGTGAACGCTACTGCGGGAAGCGGTCAAAACCAAATAGAGTTAACTACAACAGATGGAGTGACTGTAGGAGATTACGTACACTTTTACGGTAGCGGTAGTGCAGGAGGTACGGGAGCTGTACCTGGATCACCAGACTTCAACAACAATAAAGTTGGTACTACCACAACAGTGCAATCTATAAACAACAGTACTAAAAGGATAACATTAACCGCACCTCTTACAGCCGCCATACCTAAGGCTCGCACTATAGTTTTCATAAAATCAACAATAGGTGGTAATTCAAATAATCCAGGAAGTGCTAATAAAGAATTCTGCGTCATTCCCCTAAACACTGCTCCTCCATTTGAAGGTACGACTGTAGGACTGCTTACGCCTGAATCTAATAGAAACTTGACTGTTGCTAAGTTAACCTTTAATAGTCTGAAGATTCAGCTTCCAAATAATAATATTACGGCGCTTTCAAATGTACCGGCAAGTTCGCCTGAGTACTTTCCAATAACTTATGGTAGTACAACTTATAAAATTTTACTTAATACTTAAGCTTTAAGCAATAAGAAAAACCTTTCGCCGTTTATTTCAACTGGAAGTTTGTAATTAAAGCCAGATAAGGCATTAGCTTGTGAGACGATAAGCGTTGAGGTAGTTTGTAGATTAGGAGTACTGCTACTTGCAGGATTCGTTCCAGTAGTATTCGGCTTAATACTTAAAGTGTTTGGTTGGGTGTTTGCTTCTGTCGTAACCAAAGCGGCTGTATTTCCAGAGCCAACTTCACTCCACGGATTTGATGCATCACTAAATGCTCTAGTAGCACCTCCGCCAGGATTTGACGCATCTACAATAAAAAGCCCCGGAGTGCTATTGCTTGGCTGTGTAGTAGATGTCGCATCGTTATCGACAATCATCACAGAGCCTCTAAAGTTAACTCTCTGATCAAAAGATGAGTCTTCAAATGTTAATGGAACTCTATCTCTTTTATAATAATATAAAGCTAGTTGAGTGTTGATATAGTCTATTTGTTCTGATGCGGAATATTGATTGAATAAGTCGGAAGCACCGTCATCATCACTTATACCGGTCGAAGCTCCTGGATTAGTTTCTAATCTTTTTGAGCTTAAATTCGATATATTTTCTGCGCTGACTCCATCATTTCTTCTTAGAATTTTCTTAGCATTCGAAGAGTCTAACGGAGATACAGCTTGACCACTTAAATTTCTAAGTTTAAATTTATCTATTCCATTTGAATCAAAAACTTCAGTCTCAAATACAGTAGGAGCATCGCTTAAAGATATTTTAGTGCCATCTGAAAAGGCAACTTTACCTTCTCCAGTAACAGTTATTACTCCAGAAGTTGCATCATATGTGTAGTCACTAGGAGATAGTTTAGATATAAACCTAAAGTTTCCATCGAACAAGAGAAGGTCTGTGGTAATATTAGTACCACCTAAGTTATCTAAGATACCTCTATCTAAATCACCTGTGTCACTTTCAATGAGGTTTAAATCTATTACAAATCCCTGTGCCATATCTTTTCCTTACGCTCCAGCATCTAGTAGAATAGTCCAACGAGATTCGAGAAAAGCAAGTTTATTTGCTAGACTATTTTCGCCTTCGTTATCTCTATTAATAACCTTTCTACTCAAACCTGCGTTACCTAATAAGTTAACACTAACGCCATTTCTAGGATTACCCGCATAGTTATCATACAAATCGTTAATGATGGGTGCACTTACAGATGCCGGTAGTTGATTGTTGCTCAAGTCTATAATACTTAAACTTGTATTATACTTGAGAGCGTTTGTTGTATATCCAGTTATCGAGTTACTGTTAAGATATAATCTTTGAAGTCTTATAGCTCCGCCCATAAGAGGTAGATTACCACTTATGTTATTGTTCTGAAGATACAAATAGTATAGATACGGAGTATTAAGAGCAGGTAAAGATCCTGCAATCTGATTGTTATAACAGAACACATATCTCAGTGAATTAGTTGACCAAGCAGGAACAGTGCCAGTCATAGCATTACTATCAAGTCTCAAATAATATAAACTTGGATTTGAAACTAGATTAGGCAGAGGGCCGTTGGTATTCGTATTTCGAATATATATTCCACTCATCTGCGTATTTTTTGAAAAGTCTGGTAATGGTCCAGCAATGCTACCGTTACTATAAACATACAACCACTGCAAGGTTGACATATTAGAGAACACTTCTCCATTATTGCCATTTGATCGAGAAGCTAGAGTGCCATAAAAATCGCTACCACTATGAGCAGAGCCTGCAAATCTAATATGCTGAAGTGCTTCCGCTCCATCAAAACTATCATCTCGCATTTCGTTCGATGCCGAAGTCCATCTCAAGTCTAGAGTTCGCAGAGAACTAAGGTTTCTGTTCTTAAATGCAGTTTGTAAATCTGCCTGAATCGTACTTGAACCATAGCAATATATTTGTGTTAGACCTGTACAACCAGTAAATTTACCACCTAGATTCCTATCTTTACTGCTATCTGGACCAGAGTAAGCTTGCACGTAATTGGTCAGCGAGGTCTTATTGCTCATGTCTATAACGTTGTGTGGATTGCCGTAAGAGATTATCTCTCCTATATTATTACTCGCAATAGTAATGGCTTGCGTACCGCCTGATCTATTTTCAGCGGTGCTAATTCCACACCATGGGAAGTATAGATATGTCAAATTTGGACTAGCACATACTCCAGCATCTAACTGACTATATGGTTGATGATATACTCTATATTGACCTATACCCTTTACTTTAGGATTAGCAGAGTCAATAAATGTTTTAGGAGATATAGTTCCTCCACTCATACGTCTTTGTGCGTTTCGACTATAGTAAGTCTCAAACTGTAAAAACTGTAGGTTCTCATAATCAGTTAAATCGATTGCAGTACTATCAGAGAATACTCCATTCATTGTTAAGTGTGTTAGTGTAGTAGGAAGAGTATTTAATTGCGTGTTTGCAGGAATCTGTGCGCCGCTTGAGTCTTCTGCTCTCGACATATCATTCGCACTAATCGTAATCTTTTTCAGGTCTTCTGCAAGTCCGTTACCGCCTCTACTTGAAGGACCAAACTTGGGCAATTCATAGAAGTCATTATTGTTAATATCAATTCGTTGAATGTTATCTAAGCCAACGTTTGTCCATTCGGTTAAGTTACAATTAGGAAGACGTAACTCTCTAATTTTTAAAGGATTATAAAAAAACTCAATCTTACGTGCCTTTGATGAACTATCTTTAAATGGATATTTCATAGGAGTATCGACTACACCTGGTCCGAGACTGCCAGAATTATAAGATTGTCCTCCAGCGTAGTTTGTTATTCTCCAAACTGGTGGTACAACTCCAATATCATCGCTAACAGAATCTACAGCATGGTATAAATCAACGTTTCTAAAAAATCCATTCCACTCTAATGGAATTCCCTTCATAGCTAAAAACTTTTTATTAGTTCCATTAACCTTTATGGTTATTTCGTGTGTCGCAACTTCTGCTCTAAAAACTTTTTGAATTGGAGCAGAACTTGTTGCCAATGAACTAAGCGTTACAGTACCGCCTGATACCTCGACTTCTCCTCCATATAAAATGGAAGATCCTATTGAGGACCAAGATGAAACTCTTGATGTTGATATATCTGCTGTTTTATTAACATTATTAGAATAGTCCAAATAGTTGTATTTGATTGCTGCCGCATTTATCTGATTATCAATCTCTAAGTTGAAATCTAGAGGCTGACCTATATCTTTTAAACTGTTAAGAAGTCCTCCTACGGTCGTAGATGATCTAGCGAGAGCGGCTAATTCCTTTTTTTGATCTACGACAAGACCAGACACCGTATGAATCTCTTGTGACTCGATACTCGCACTGCTAGATAGTCCAGAAATGAGCGCCAAATCTCTTTGATCTAAACCCAAATTAATGAGAGACTGCGCCGCATTATCGACATCGTTCATCGCTAGTTGTACGTTTAGACCTCGAAATAGCATTACTGTTCCTTCACCGTGAGAGTTACTTCTACGTTACCAATAGACGTGCCGTCTACTGCTGACGCTGTAAGATACATTGCTTTATTATTTAGCAGTCCTCTCGCTAATCCTTTTCGGTCTCTGCCAAAAATGTTTGACAGATCAAACTTTTCTGGTGTACCTCCTTCAACAAATAAAGAATATATTTTGGTTCCAGGTCTTAGAGGATTCAAACATTGATCATCAAATCTAATGCTTGATAATCTATCTCCGCTTTGAAATGCTGAGGGAGAAAGAATATTACTCGATGAGCCAGAGTTAGTAATAGTTAAGTTAGGAGCATCTTTGATAAACACTGGTGTATGAGTTTTAATGTTATCTGGTGTAAATTCTTCAACTATAACATTGTTTACTTTAGCATTATCTTTTAATGCCACGACTAAGTATAGCGGCTGAGAGTTAAACTTAACTGCTCTAGAGTTAGAGAAATTATCTCCGTTTAAATCAGGATCAAGTTGCCAATCGTGAGTGATAGTTATTGTCTTGGTTTGAACTGCTGTAACGGTTCTGTTGCCGCTATTAGTAGGATCTCCATCCACATAAGCAAAGTATTTGTTCGTATTCTGGTCGAGAGCAGGAACTGTCGTATAGTATATGTCTAGACCTACACCTGCTACTCCAATCTCTGTGCTTTCCGATACCACTGCACCGCCGGAGTCAAGAGTAAACAGCGAAGACGAAGGTCCAGTACCATTAAAGGTTATTTTCCACTGACCATTACGTGGTCCTGTTCCAGCTTCAATCGCAGATACTGGGTAATCTACTACTCTAACTTCTCCTTTTACCGCTGAAATAAAGCCACTGTCAACGCCATCTGGATTATCTAATCGACTGTCAACCATAAACATATCTGAGTAGCCAGGATCCCATTCATACCGATCTGCTTTAGTTGTATAATCTATTGCAGTGCCTTCAGATGAATACTCTTGAAAGAGTTCGTCATTTAAAGAGTACGCCGCAGATTCTCCTGCATCATTAGTAAACTTCAGCTTATTGCCATCGGTAGAGTCGATGAAAGGCAGTTTTGACGTAACTGATATCGCAAAATCAGCAAAGTGTCCATAACTACTGTCCTTTGCACTTGGATTCAAGAAATGTATTTTAAAGTTATTACTATAGATAGGAACAGTAGATGCCGCAATAGTATGATAGTTAGAAAGTCTACCAGTAAATGTTGGAGATGTTAAAGTATCTATTACAGTACCGTCTAGTTTACGGCCTTTTCTAATAGTATCTGCTGTTAAAATTTGACTGCTATTACGTCTTCTAATGTTAGTAGATTTATGATCAGAAGCAAAGTCGTAATCTACGTAAGCGTTGTATATTCCATCGGCAATTATGTGTGCGTTATCATCTTCTACGTTGAGTGATTGTCCGTTTAATATATCTATCTGAGACCCAGTGGTGCCTATAAACTTAAAGTTTAAAGTTCTAGATAGTGCGTGTATTCCATTGTGTAGAGAAGGAGCAAAGTTAAAGTGTATACCGTCTGGAGAACCTTTAACCTCTTCAACATCTATTCTCAGATCAATATCACTTGATATAGACATCGTAGATGGATAAGCCTTTTTGAAGTTAGTTATACCTTCTCCATCTGAATTGAAAATCTTTTGTTTTGGAAGAATGCCTAGTATAGGAGTTCGTGCTTTATCTACCTGCTTACTGTCAACTGTTGTAGTTGCAAGTCTTATAGTACCCTCATCCGCACCGTCAACATAATAACTACTGCCGTATTTATATAGGGCAATAGGCTTCTGCATAGTAGCGTTATCTTCAGTGTAAACTAGGTACTTAAATTTAAAATCTGGATTCTTAAGAACTGGGTCGCCAAGACCATTCTCAATTACAAATCTATGCATCAATACCCAACGTGCCTCACCGTTACCAGAAGGAACGTATGCGTAGAACTTAGCGCCGATTGCACCATACCAAGAAAATTCAATCTTGTACATAGTAACGTCTTCAAACGATAGAATATATCCAGATGGTCCATTACCGAGTAAACTGTCTCCGTTAAACTTAGTACGTGGTATTACAGTTTCCCACATCGCCTCTCGCACAGTTGTACCTTTAGGCTTGACAGGACTAGAAGACTGATCAGTAGTATCGAGACCCTGTCTTAATAATAAGCTATCTGGCATTTTGATGATACTTCTTCTAACAATGTTAAATCTAGATCCTATCAACTGAAACATATATTCGTCTGTGTCGTTTGAGCATCCCCATTCAATCGTATTTACATTTGATGCTGGATCAGTTTCTTGTCTGACACCAAAAGTAAATCCACTTGCCCGACCAGGCTGATACCTGAAAGTCTTCTTACTCTCAAGAATAGCAAATTTAGTTGCTTTTGAACTACCGCCAGGCTGAGCCTTATTACCTAGAAAATTCCTAATAGCGTTATATTTGAGACCTACTGTAAAATCGGGATTAGCGGGAGGAGGCATTTCTGGAAAACTTGCACCGCCCGCTATTATTCTATTAAATATTGTAGTCCATCTTTCGATTTGATCGAAAGCGTCTTGTAAGTTCGACCCATACTCCACATCATAGAAAATATTTTCCTGCCCAAAAACTCTTCCGATTGTATCAAATGCGCTTTCATATTTTACATCTATCTCTACTTCTCCACTAGTTACAATTTTAATTGTATCATCGAGAAAGTTTCTTTTTGCAAACACTTCATTTATGGAAATAAATATATTATACAAGTATTTACCCATAGCAATGAAGTTCATGTAGCGCACCATCTGATCGCCTGCTGAATCTTCTCTTCTTGCTATAGTGCTTCCTGGAAAAGTATACTGACTCGGAAAGGTTGAAATCGCTAATGCTTGCTCACTACTCTCTTCATCAAACTTGGGATTAAATCTTCTACCAAAAATAGGATTTTCTTTTCTATACCATTCACCAGGATAAGTCCCAGTTGAGAACGTGTAATAGTTCCAATTCTCTTCGTCTAGTCCGTAAGTAGAAACGTCTGAGAAAAGACTTATTTGTTCTTCTGCACGAGGAACACCCAACAAAGAATTACTTACTTCTGACTCATTTGAGAATTGTTCAGCAACAGGTACTGATAGAACAGGAGTGTTGTCGTAGTTGTTAGAGAATATAGGGGTCGCAGAAGCAGACCTTGCAAAAGATCCTAATACCGCTTCATCTTCAGTGACCACAGGATTACCAGCCGCATCGTATAGAAGATTACCTTCAATATCGATAAGCTGTGTAAACTGCTTAGTAACTGGAGCGGGTACTTTATCCAGTCCAAGTTTTATCTGCTTTGGCATGAGTTACTGTTCTTCCCACGTACAACCTATGCTTACTTCGTCTGCTGTGTCTCCCGCTGATGTATCAGAGTCAATCGCAAAATAAAGACTATCTGCTTGATCCGTAAGGGGGAATGATAGATACTCTTTATTGTAATCAAAGTAAGGACTTAGGTCAAGTTGTTCTGTTCCCTCTTGTAAGTATATAGTCGCTACGTTAATACCAGTATTCGGAATTGGCACTACCGTATCATTTGCAATTTTAATTGAACTTAATCCTTCTTTCTCTGAAGTTACTTTAGATGCCACTGATTGAGCGACAATCGCTCTTGCTGGATTAGTACCAGTTGTATAGTCTTGGCTAGTGCCTGACCATCCAGCATATTTTCCGTCTGCCTCGAATCTAGCATCGGGTAAGAATGCACCAGCTTTTAACTGGATCGTACCGTTGTATGATTCAAGAATTTCGAAGTAATACAAATCACTTTCTTTATACAGTCTACCGAATACTGTTACTGGATCAGCATCTACAAGTGCTTGGAACCAACCAAAAAGACTTTCGTTATTGTCAAAGTAAGGAGAACTACTCTCAGTGATTCCGACTGTGTTTAAAGCTTCATTAGTAGGATTTAACGTATAAGGAGCATTCAATGCAAATGTGCCGCTGTATACTGTGTCAGTTTGGAAAACAGGAGTCTTCTTAAACCTCATACGAATTGGATTGTTGCCCAAGTTCGATGAAGAAAGTTTTGTAGGATAAACCTGTACTCTGTTACGAACAGCATTTGACTGTTGTGTACTCAAAATAATCTTCTTTGTTTCAAGATTATAAGTTGCGTTTGCTCTGTCAACTAAGAGTTTCATGCCCGTTGGAGTTCCAGTTGGAACTCCGCTTAAGTATACGTGAGTTTTGTCTGCCCAAATAACTTTAATATTTTGGTCTGTTCTGTTCGCACTCTTAAATCTAGCTCCCATAAAGAACGTAGGATCTACTTTAGTGTTCGGGTTTCCAGATGCTAGTGACGTAGTGTTAATTGCGATTTTGTTGCCACTTGATACATAACTGCCGTTAGCAATAGTCCACTGCTTACCGTAAGCCTTTGTAGTATCTTCGTTGTTGTGACTGTATAGTCGAACAGTACCTCTATCACCACCGTCGATGTAATACGAAGCACCGTATTTGACAATTGAGTGTGACTCAGATCCATAGCCTCTATTCACGAAGTTTGTATCTTCTCCATCGCCAAGTGAGTATTGATCACCGCCACCGTATGTCGTATACGTGATAGGAAGTGTCGCATTACCCAGAGAGGCATTCTTGTATTGGTTAGAAGCACGTAAGTGGTGTACTCTTACCCATCTAGCTTCACCATTCTCTACTGGAACATATGCTAAGAACAATGCACCAACAGCACCGTACCAAGAGAATTCGATCTTAAGCATGGTAACTTTGGTAAAGTCGAAGTTATACAAACTGTCGGTATCTTGACCGAGACCATTTAGCTTATAGATTTGACCAGGTCTAGCTGTGCCAGTTTCTCCTGTAGCAACGTCACTGTACACTCTTTTCTTTGCTGGCGGATTTGAACTAGCAGTTCTACCGTCTAATGTATCGTGACTGAACCTTGATCTAGGTACACGATAATCATACACTCCCCAAAACTCTGGCTTAACATTAAATCTTACCCAAGTTACAAAGTTGGGATCAAAGTTGACGTAATCGATTTGGTCACATACTGTATTTAATCCCTCCTTCGTTGAGATGTCAATTGCAGTGTTGATATAACCAACACGCCTACTTACCGCCGAATCTGTGGCACTAAGATTATCATCGCTTGAGTACATATAGGGAAAGACCATTCCTTTAGTGAATGTATCGTTAGATCCATCTGCCGCAAGACCATGTGCGAGTCTGTAGTTTACAGGATCATATCCGTGATACCCTTTCGTCCGGTCAGCTACGTATACGTTGGCTCCACCCGGTAGATCCTGTTTGAGTTTAGTATTACCAATTGCTAGAGTAGTACCCTTTTTAGGGAAGATAAAAGGTACCACTATTTCTACTTTAAAGTTGGCAGGAATATCTACCGCATCAAAGACTTGTGCGACTCCGTCCTCGCTCTCTAATGTAAACTCGTTACCTTTTGGTCCAATTACCTTAACTACTTTATAAACTTGACCTGCCGCAAGTCCTGTGCCTCCAGTTCTAGAAGGAGTAGGAACAGGCACAGCAGTTTTAACTTTGACGTGACCCTTAAATTGGACTACGCCTTTAGTCAGTTTAAGTTGATCATTAGTATCAGAGACTGCCCTAATCTGTTCAATATCTTTAAGAAGTTGTGGATCGTAAACAGCAGAGTGCGTTAAAATTATTCCGTCTCGCATCGCAACTAAGTTGCCAGCAAACCCTCTATCACCAACATCAATTTGCTGTGTGTCTTCTTCTGAGAAGTTCTGAATAACTCTTGTTGCAAGTGCATTCAGTTTAACGTATTCTGAACTTGAATTAGTATATCCAAAATAAGTGGTAAAGTCTGCTAAGATTGTATCTTTTAAGTGAGTGTGTCGATTAATCTCTGCTTGTACTGGATTACCGCTTGCCGCTTGCGAGTAGATAGACATGCCAGCGCCTGCAGTAAGGCTCGATGGTCTACCACCTTTAAAGTACATAGACATATTATACTTTGTTTCTCCGTCACCGCCTCCTGCGATGTCGTTTCCGTATCCTCCTGCGATGTATCCAAGGTCTCTTTGACACTTGTACTTGAGTTCTTCTACTGTATATGGATATCCAGATGGCACTACATATGTTGCGGCTGAGTCGGCAGTACCTGTTCCTGAACCAGCACCGGTGGCTGTAAACGTGTCTCCTACAGCAGGTGTTCCTGATGCGCCAATTGCATTCCAATTTGTATTGCCTAAACTAGAGATTTTATATTTTGTGTTAGTTACAAAACTACCAGCAGTGGTATCTCCGTTTCTAGCAGTTACGTGATATGCCCAGTAATGCGACTTAGCCGCAAAGATAGTGTCGGTCTTACTTCTGTTGCCATAGTCATTATCACTGATACTTGGAACTAACACAGACTGTCCATTATTTCTATTGAAAGCTGTATTCGTAAGTCCAGTAAGCGTAGTAAGCTTTGCGACACCTGCAGAAGATAATCCTGAATATCCAGTTAATGCAGTTCCTAATGCAATGTGAGTTGGTTTCTCGTAAGTAGCAATTGCAGGAAGAATAGCAGTCGCATAGTTAGTGATATTAATCTTAGTGTGGTTTGTACCACCATGCTCCATATCTAGCAGATAGAAGTCTACCCAGTAGTCTAGGTCTCTTGCACACTTCTCTTTTACAGAAGCCGCAGTCTCAGGTGATCCGATAGCTGCCGCTAAGTTTTGATAGAAGTTGTTTGCGTCAAGTCCGTTAACAACTCCATCAATAATAGCAAATCTGTTATTCGTAATAAGTTCACGATCTTTGACTAAGAGTGTACTAGGCACTATTGATTCGCTTGCACCATTACCGATAATTCTATAATCATCAAACTGAGTTTGACCAATAGTATCTGCAGGTGCACCACCTTTAAGTGGTTGAGTTGCAATACCAGTTGGAGAGTTAGGTGCTTTTGTGAGAGACTGTGAGCGTCTAACTACTGAAAAGTTATCTTCTTGTGAGTCATCTCTAGTTTCCCAGAAGTATCCATCGAAGTTATCATAGATACCAAATTTTCGAATAGACGGATTCTGAGAGAAAGACTTTTGTCCGATAGTTGATTTTACACCAAATGTTGCGGCTGATACACGACCAGGCTGATATCTGAAGAAACGCTTCGATGTGAGAACTGCTGTTTTGTTTCTAGGTGCTTCTACTAGTGCGCCAGCTTCTGTCGGTAAATGTTGAATACCATGTCCTGTGATATGATATTGTGGAGAAGATGACCACTCACTTGGGTTAACATCATAAGTGTTAACGTCTGCGAAAATACCTAGTGCGACCTCAGCACGTGGTATACCTAAAAGTGAAAGTGCTACTTCTGATTGTACTTTGTTTTGTTCCTCAACTGGAATTGCAGTCTGATCTGTAGCGATTACAACTGGAATCGACTTAGAAGCAGGTTGAGCACCAGGAGAAACAGGTGTAGTACGACCTACGTTAACTACACTTGCGTTATTATTTACATTTGTTATACTTGACATATTAGATTATCCTTCCTTGTGCCATCACAAAGCTATCGATTATATTTAGCGTACCACCATTACCAACCCCCAAGTTTACTGGACTGTTTGGATTTGTTCCGCCTCCCGCTCCTCTAAATTTTATGTAAACAGTATATTCGGTTCCGCTTACTGTAATGTTGTGTACTATTCCTGTTGTCACGTTTCCTCCGTTACTCCAACCAGTGTGATCTGAGAATCTAACTCTTCTGCCTATACTTGCATACAATAGATTATCTACTCGAACTGAGTATATGGGATCAGTACCGTTGACTTCATCGACAGCCCAGGCAGGAGCTGTTTGATTAGAAATGGTACCACAAGAGACTTCGTTTCTAAATGTAGATGCCCATCCTATGCCTTCATGTAAAGGATTCGCATCTTTTAAAGTTGAATAGCTATGTATACCTCCATTCTCTAGGGCAGCACCGTCTCCTGATGTGCCAACAGCGGCTGCAACAAAACTCATACCAACAGTATATGTAACTCCAGAAGTTCCTGCGGCTGTATTCCAATGAGCCTGAGTTGTTATAGTGCCTAAACTTGTTATCTTATATCTTTTTCCTACTACAAAACTACCTATAGATTTTATAGTACCAGCATCTTTAATAGCGTTAACAGTAGCGACAGGAATTTCGAATGAGAACAATCCAGCTTTTCTGTCTGCTGGCGATTTGGCGACATCAACCATTTGAATCGTGTCTACTCCTCCACTTGTTGCAGTACCTGTTCCAGTTCCTGCGGTGGCTGCAGTGAACGTATCTCCCACTGAGTACACAACACCGCTTGTTCCTGCGGCTGTATTCCACTGTGCTTGTGTTGTATTACCTAGAGTCAAAATAGTATATCTAGTCTTAGGATTAGTAACTTGGAAGCTTCCTGCTTGAGTTGTTGTTCCGTAAATCTCTTCAACGCCCTGAGCCGTCTTCTGAATATAGAATGCACGGTGAGTGATATCTACGATAGACCCTGCTGTTGCAGATAAATCAAACGCTGATCCGTTCTCCTGGTAAACATAACCACCTGTTGTTGGAGTGTAAGAACTTGAAGCAGCCTTCGCCGCCGACAAATCAATATTAATGAGATCATACTCAGAGTTGAGAATATCTGGAGTTGGCAAGAACTCTTGTGCTGGTCCCATAAGAACGTTTGGCGATGATACAAAGAACACTGAGCCATATACAAACAATCCACTACCACAATTATTGATAACGTTGTTTGCAACAATGCCTTTATTGGTAACCGATACGTCTACATAGTCTGTGTAATTTTGAAATCTATTGCCGACGATCATAGTGTCTGATCCAGAATCGGCAACCAAAGGACTATATTGATATCTGTCAGTTATGCCACTATCAGTGATTTCACTAGTGTTGACTTTCAGTTCGATTGGACTGGTTGCGTAAACACCACCAGCTGGAGCATTTGTAATTCTCACTCTGTCCAGTAACAATGAACTACAGTTAGTACCAAAATCTAGCAAGTAGTTTTTATTAACTGTCGTAGAGTCCGGCCATAAAAACTGATTAGATGCTTCTCCATCTATGTCAACACCAACGATAGACATTGATTTTGCACCCTGTGCTTCTTCTGCGACAATAAGCTTGCTATTAGATGTATCTCCGCCAGTCCATGGCAGTTTTCTAATTTTAGTGATGTAAGATGTTCCGACTAAGCCGAAATTGTCAGGTAGAGAAAGTAGTGAAGTTACGTAAGTCTTTGCATTCAATACAATACTTTTCTTTCCTGCTATTGCGTTATTTGTTATAGCAGTCTGAATAAGTGATGTATCGTTGTGACAAATCTGCGCTGAAAATTTTCCAGATCCATCCACAGAGTTAACAAATACCCAATCGTCTATTGTTAGATCAAAGCTGGTTGTGTTTTGCGTGATTGCTGTAATTTTTTTGTCTACCCAACCACGTCTTGACACACTCTCTGCTGTGAGTGGAAAATGAACGATACTAGTGAACGAATTATCTGTAGCGTTTTTACCAGACCATGACGTGTAATCAAATGATTGATAGTCAATCCAAGATCCAGATTCTACTTCTTTTCTGCCTAATACGGCAATAAGTTTATAGTCTCCAGATGTGCCTATTCTTCTGTAGACTGCAATGCCATTATCTGAAGGAACACTTGCAAAGCTTAATCTAATAAAGTGTGAAGCGTTAAACTGATCTGCGACATTAGAAGCTCCGCCTGAAGTTGGAACATAAATTGTTTTTGTCTGTGCGGCAGTCGCAGGAGTTATTTCTCCACTTTCTAGGTCGAACTCTGAAATTTTGTATGAATAAGTTGCGGCAGCAGTACCAGATTTCTTTTGATTTTCATTTTCTGTAAAACCTTGAGGAGTTAATGAGAATGTTGCTACATTAGTTGGATTCTCATATGTTGTTTGAGCGCCATATATCCTAATTGTATGTCCTACTGAAAATTGGGCTCTTACTTCTGAACTAGAATCTCCAGTTATACGAAAAGTCTTAGACTGTTGTTGTCCTCCCGAAACTTGGTTGTTCTGAAAGGCACCAGATAGTCCATAAACACTATCTCTCACGTCTCCTTGATCAAACGTACTATTGTAAATGTTGAACTGTTCAGCGAAGTTCGCTACTAAATTAGCTTTTGCTCTCTCATCTGTATAGTATAGGTTATTGCCTTCTGGCAAGTTACTAGACGACATCTGAAGTGTAGCAGAACCACGCCACTCTATAAAAGAAGTGTTTTGGTTGTATCTTAAGAATCCTATAGTTGGAGTATTATTAGTTTGTACACTAAGGTCCACTGGTATTGCAGGAGTACCAGATATATTTGCGTAGGTTAAGAAATAAGATCCAGGCTGATATCCATCTGTACTATTTGTATACAGCTTTGTGGCAAACAATCCGTTTTGACCATTACTAGCTGGGTTATGTGCATTTAATTGAGATACAAGAGTTGCAAAATTAAAACTAGACTCATCAACCACAGAAGCCTTTAAGTCCGCAAATGTAATTTTCTTGGACTGAGTTTCGGAAACATCGGACAGCGCAAAGAGATCAGTGTTAGCTGGCGTTGTGATCGAACTTAGTTCGCTAAATTTTTTAGTCATCTGTTGCTGCCTTTAAAAAAATATGTAAGGTTATCTGTCTTTATTTATATCACCAATCAGCGGCTATGCTGTTTCCCACTCAATAACAAAGTCATTTACTTTAATGTTAAGATCAGGATCTTCGAAGTCTGTTGTCTGATAATGTTGAAATGTGAGATGTACTATAAATCTACCAGTCTTATCAGTTGTTGCATTAAAGGTGCCATTAGTGTTAATCGTTCTAGGATTATGACTACTATTAAGGCTCTGTCCATCAGCACCATTTAAAGTAAATATATCAGTCGCAAGCATTACACCTGTTTGGACGTTGTTACTGCCTAAATGATTTACTTTCACTCCCACATTTCTAACATCAACTCTGCCGTCTCCTGGATCTACGTCTCCAGAAGAACGATAAGTAATTACTGGATATTTAATTCTAACGTCTCCCGGAAAGAGATTTGGATCAACATAAAATGTTCCCATAGGAACTGTGGCTGATCTCCACTGATTAGAATTAGATCCAGTCGTTGCTGAATGATTTCCACTTCTCACATCCGTACCATCGGTCGTTATTGTTGTTGGGTAAGAATTTGAAATATAATTTGAGCCAGCGCCAATTGTGCCATAAGTCTGTGCGTTATGTCCTATTATAGTTTTGCTTCGACTAACATAGTTTACAGCTCCGTATAGATCAGAAAACTTAATAGGAGGGTTTGTTCCATATTTTCCTGATCCTATTATAGGAATGTTTTCATTTATTTCTGGAGTTGGAGTTGAATTCGTATTAGATATTCTCCGTTTAATGTAGTAAGTCTCGAACCACGAATTATAAATATCTCGCAAATTGAATTGTGTCACGTTTACAACATTCAGGTATATTACTACCTGTACTCCACTAGCATCTGCTCCGGTAGAGTATTGATATCCCTCGTGAGTGTATGCCTGATTGGTTGCTCCATTAGGAATTATAAATTCAGATGCAAATGGATCATCATCATTTGTTCTACTTCCCCAAGCGAAAATTAAATCGCCTTCGTTATAGCCCTGTCCTGCCCCAAGGGCGGTGGCTCCAGCCGCAGTAACTCGTCTAACATAGTAAAGTCCAGTGTAGGGTATTGAAGGATGTTCTATTGTATCTGCATATGCATTTGGCGGTTGCTTGTCAGGATTATACTCAACCAATTCATCATCTGTCCATTCTCCAACTTCTGTTTGTGTCGCTCCGCCAGCGCCATAGGGGACAACTCCTGCACCCCGATAATACTCACTTAAAGATGCTCCTTGTCTAGGTTGACCATCTGGTCCGGTGTTAGTCTCATGAGGAAACTCTTTACGCAAGCTTTGGTTCCCAGAGTCATTGGGTGTACCAAACTTTAATGAAGGACTGGGTGTTACAGGATTGTCGTCTGGATCTGAGGACGTGATAGCCATCTATTTGTCCTTCTTAAGTTCTTCTATCTCTGCCTTTAATTCTTTAATAGATTCGATCAGCAGACCTACTATATTACCATGACGAACTGCTTTGCTTTGTATACCATCTGGTGATTCTGTTTCGTAAACAACTTCTGGTAAAACTTCTTCTAACTCTTGTGCAATAACACCAGTCATAGGAGTATCATCACCGATATAGTTAAATGTGTATCCAGAAATTTTTGATACTTTCTCTAGAGCATTATCGATCTTAACAATATTCTCTTTAAGGTTTCGATCAGATACACCACCGAATGCTGTGATGTCGCCGCCAGCTACAAAATTTCCACTTGAACCTGAGAATGAAAATCTTCCAGTAGATCCATCGTTGATCATAAGGTTTTTGGCAGCCAGGTCAATTTTTATTCCTGCAGTTGGCGTACTGGCGTTACTGCCATCAACCATCTGAATAGATAACTCACGGCTAGCATTGTATTCTATTGATGCGTATCCATCCGTGTCGCTTGATGTTTTTCCAAGATATAAGTGCTTACTTATTGGGATTGTAACATCGTCAGTGAAGACTGCACTATCTGCTTGAATAAAACGTGCGTCTGCTTCTGTTTCGGTAAAATACCGGTCATCATGGGTATGACTGTCATCTGCGACTGTTGCAGTTAGAGTAACATTGTCACTACCATCAATCCATTTCGTTGCTGTTCCGGCATTACCTGTAGTAGCTAGACCAATCGTTCCTGTTGCTGGAAGTAAATCTAAGTCAAGCTTAATGTTTGCACCAGTAATCTCCCCGGCAGTATTCCCATTGGGACTGGTCACTCTCAGGTACTTTGTGCCTTTCTTAATATCAATAGTGGAATGATTAGCCGAAGTTTCGATTGACCAAGTGGGAGTGTTAGCTAATTGAAACTCAATTTTGCCTAATGCAGACGCCTGGTCTAATATGAGATTGCCTTCAACTCCCAAGTTTGCATTTACAGTAATAATATTAGAACTATTACCTGTAGTCTCTTGTATAGTATCAACAAACATCTTTCCACTTGCACTGATGTCTCCAGTGATGACAACGTTTCCAGAATTAGTTTCGCTGTTACCTATAGTGACAACATCACCAAGAACGCCAATGATATCATTCGTTCTAGTTTTCCAAACGCCAAAAGTGTTTTGATTGGTTATTTGTGTTAGTGTTCTACTCATTGCTTATCTCTTTACATGTTTTTTGTAGTGACTGTACTACTAACTCTAAATTATTTAGTCTGTCTTCCAAAGCTATCATTTTCTTTGTTTGCTCAATTCTCGCTTTAGCTGATTTGAATGCAGACACATCCGTGTTAACAACCCCAACTTCTTTTCTTATGAATCCTTCAGTTATCATGTCAATGCAATCGCTCTGTAGTCATAGATATGTGGGAACAAGTTCTCTGCAGGACTAATAATAGATGAGTTAGCAGTGCCGTTTCCAGCTCCTACACCTACAGCAGTGAATGTGTCACCTACTGCGTATGTCACACCAGAAGTGCCTGCGGCTGTATTCCATTGCGCTTGAGTTGTATTACCTAAACTAGTGATTCTATATGTAGTTCCGATTACAAAACTACCAGCAGTTTTGGATCTTGTGACTGATGGAAATGCAGATACGAGATCAAGATCATTAATTTCAGTTGTATTAGCGTGACGCATTTCAAATTTTAACTGAAAAGAACTATAATCGTTAGCCTCGCTTGAGAGATCGTATTGAAACTCTCTATAGTCTAACGTGTTAGAAGTATTAGAATACATATCTTCACTTGAGTTTACCAATTTGATCCAGTTGCTCTGAACTTCAGCGTCAGTAGGATAAACAAATCTAGCATACACATCAACAAATGTGCCAGCTGGTCTATATGCGCTTAAGTAAACCCTTAATCCTTTTGCATCAAATTGTTCCTGAAGTACGACTTTTCTTGTTACCCAACTTGAAGTTAATGTTCCTGAATCTGAAATCTTATACCTGTATACATTTAACATTGATAACGCAGGATCAACTATAGGAGTTGCAGACTGGTATCCATTATTAGCCATATCAACCCTAATCTTGAAGTCGTTTGCATCACTAAGAGATGCGTTAACGATGTTAGATGTACTATTGATAACTCGTAGCGCATTTGTACTATATACATTGCCATTAGCAGGAATACTTTTATCAACAGCAGATCCCTTATAAAGAGTTAAGTCCGTAGAAGTTCTAATAGAGTTACTCACAAAGACTTGTGGCTGAAAGTAGGAGATTGGTTCGTTATCTACTGTCGAAATAGTAGTGGTTGCTCCTGTTCTGTATCCGTTTAGAACTTCTCCTGATGCGAAGAAATTTCCTGCTTTAGCGGAACTCATTCGCAAGAACACTCTATCGCCTTTTCTACTGTTAAAGTATGATACTTTACCTGCTACAGTCATAAATGCAGTAGCAGAAGTTGTCGTATCGCTATCATAAGGAGTTCTAAGTGTAAGTGATGATGCACTATCATTAGCGGCAACAATTTCAGACAAGAATTTATTATTACCATCTTCGATAAGAATATAGTCTCCAACTGCGAACACACTTCCTCCTGTAATAGTGACAGTTCTATCTGTTACACCACAAGCGTAAGAGGTATTCTTTTTCACATAAGCAAGTTCATCATTTCTAAAGTTTGATGTCGTGTCTGCAACCGTAAGAAACTCTACATCATTAGGACTTAAGTCTACTGAGCCAGCATTTGCTTGGTGCTGATATCTCTTCAGTGTAAACTTAATGTCTTCATCTTGATAAGATTTCCATGCGCTGTCATTCGTAGAAGTGAAAAGTACTCCATCTCCCCAATCGTTAGTGACTGATTCACCGGTCGCTAAATCACTATTGCCAACCTTAGAGGTGTATATCAAGAAGTCTGGTGAGTTAGCATCTGGGATAACAACAAAGCAATACTCTTTGTTAACGTTGAGTTTTACAGGATTCTTAAACTCGAACGTAGTTGCCTCAGTTCCTTTATCAGAAATTTTAATTTGACTTGGGCGAAGATGTTTTCTGCCAAAAGGAAGAGTGGCCGAAGATGGATATCCATTCACAACTTCCCTCAGTTCAAGTGTTGCGCCGACGCTTGTAGATTTGGATTTGAAATAAACATCTACACTACTAATCATAGACATACTTGCACCTAAAGCTTGTGCGGGTCTAACTATGAAAGTTTGTGCAATAGGATCTCCTCCTTCTTGCCATCGTCTAGTAAACGATCTAGTTGTAACATTTCTTTGTATGTCGAAAGTAGGTGTACGAGTGGTTTGAGTTAGATCGGATTTATTTACTTCAAAGTTATAAGCCCTATAGATTGCTTTACTGTATGAAGTCTTACCACTATCGATGCTTGAATACTGATCAACGTCAACTATTTCGATTGAGCGTTCACCAACAAAGAATGTAGCTTCAGGTATCACAAATACTGCCGCAAGAGTTCCTTCTGTATCTGTACGCACTGATGCGCCTAATGTTCCCTTGACTTCAACTTCTCCTACATTATATTCGGCTGTAGATCCAATTATGGTTGGATTAACTTCACCAGGATAAACGTGATCGTTAATTGTGGTGCCATCTAAGAAGAAGTAATGTCGTGTGTTTGGCCTCAGACCAGTTACAAGTATTTTAACTTCTCTTGATTGAATATAAGGAGACATAGTAACATCCGTCACAAAGTTTCCTACGGCGCTAGTAGTAGTTTGGCTATCACCCGCAACTAAGCTGGTAGAAGTTGTCGTAGTTGTCGTAGTCTGAGCGAATGAATTTCCATTCTGCACAATAGCACCAGTAATAGAATTTACTTGCTCTCTAGTTAAAGGAAGAACTTCTTGAAGATTGTCAACTAAATCTAAAAGAGGAGTTGCAATATCAATCTCTAAATTGATAGCTGGATTCTGAATAACATCATAACCAGCATCAAACGGAGGATCGATTGCCGCTTTACCTGCATAGTTATAGAAGTTAGATACACAGTTTCTAAAGTTCGTAGCAAAAGGCTGATCGATCACTGTAACACGTGATCCAGTATCGGCAAGAGTTACTACATCTTGATATACATTTGCTCCCGTGCTTGAGTCTACCTTAAGATCAACTGGGAACTGTGTGACTGAAGGAGTTGCAACGGTTCTAGACTTATCGACAGCGGCACCAAACTCTGGGTCTGCTACGTCACCTACTGCAAGCGTTTTAAACGAATCAACCAAGATTCCATTCTTAAATCTATCATTTCCGTCTGCACCAGGAATAAACAAACTCTTTGTTTGAGTTTCTAACAAGCTAAGAGATACCAAATCAGTAAGTCTGTCGATCTTCTGTTCTATACCAGCAATCTCTTTCATCGTGTAGTTTTTGTTTGTTACATCTACGACACGAATAGGATTGTTACCAGTAATCTTAGTGACATTACCAGGAACATAAACGTTACTTAAAGCATACATTCCTGAAATTTCTGGAATACTTGGGTTCTCTGCTTCGCCGCCTTTATAGATAATAGTATCTCCAAACTCATCTAACACTACACTGTCAATACGTGACATGAAATAAGATTGGTTCGAAATTATCGTTGATTCATTTGATGGAGAAACACCTGCGACAATAGCATTAGACAGTGATGTCACTGTAGATGCGCCTGCAACACCCAGAGCGTAAGAAGCTAAAGGCTGTTTGTAAGGTCTGAAATCAAAACAGTTAATTAGATTATAAGAGATGCTGTCTTTGCCTTCAAAGTTTTTAACTAAGTTTTTATTAGTCAATGTACTGTAACTATTAGCAGTTAAATATCCACTACCTAAAGTAGACTGTCTACGCAATACTTTAACTTTAACTCTAAGTGGTCTGTTTTGAGCAATTGATTCGCCAGCTTTAAGCGTAATATATGAGTGATCATAGAAATGATCTTTCTGGTTATTGACTAACTTAAATTTAGATGTGATATCTACTGGAGTTGAAACTCCAGTGTCCATAACTTCAAGTAATTTAATAGCATTAGGAATTCCAAGTGATGCAATATTTGGGACACCAAAAGAGCCATTGCCATTTAAGTCATAGGTCGTGTTAACATAAACATCTAATTCCTGTAAACCGTCTTGGGCTGTACCAGTGATGATAGCATCAAAATAAATATATTCAGGTGTTTGACCACTAGGAGGAGTAATACTAACCTGTAAGTCATCTGTGTTGACATACTGTGCAGTACAAGTACATACATTATTATTAGTAGTGACACCAAGTACGCTACTATTCGCAAGAGGTTTAAAATTATCAGTTGCGGAAATAGTAATGCTATTACCACTATTATTTTGTAATGAATATCTTATTCTTCTAGTAAACGATACGTTTGATATACTATTGATAGATCCCTTACCTGCATCAAAAATCTTCCCGCCAGCATTAACGCCGTAAAGAGTGCCTGAATTGGTAATTACAGTGTCTAGTATTTTAGCAATAGCAGTGTTTGCTTTTCCACTATTCTTTTTTATATTATATACAAAGATTTTACCTGGAATAACATTTGACACAGAGCATGTGCCTATGATAGCACTATTCGAATCTTTAAGTGAATAAACTTGACCATCAAAATCAAATTCATTTAATTTTTGAGACGTTGCATGGTTATATGTAAAATACTGTCCGTACTGAACACCCGTGTATTGATTATCTTTAGATTGAGTGAGCGTAGTAGGATCTATTAGCAATTTTCTAGCCGAGACATTGACTGTCTCTCTGCCGAAAGCATAAGCCTTACCTGGTGAGACTACAGCATAAGAGTTTGATCCGTCTTGTTCTAGTGTAACCTTAAGTCCATTAGTAACATAGTTACCAGACTCTTCATAAGTTCTACGTGCGAGTTCGTCTCCAACTACGTTAAATTCTGTTCTGTCACGAATACGTACTGCTTCACCGCCAACATATCTCACAAGAGCAAAGAACTCTTCTGGTTCTGAAGCAGTAGCAACTGTTACTAGCTGTGGCACTAACTGAAGTCTATCAGCGCCTGGTGCGTTCTCGTTATTAAATCCTGATGCGTTATCGAGAAGAGTTGTATCTTTATTAGAGTTGATTAAATTTTCTGCAACAGAGAATCCGACTGACGATGCGCCAGGAATATTAGAGTACTTTGATACAATGATAAACTGATTATCTACAAAGATAAAGTGTCCTTTCTGGTACACAACACCTTCTTCACATGAAACGCCAAAAGACTTGCCAGCATGACCAGAAACTCTTGCAACTGTAATACTACGCTCAACCTCATTGCCGTTAACGTCTTTAATTATAAGCTGTTCACCTTGTGCGAATTGTTTTACATCTGTTAAACTAGCACCAGGAACAGCAACATCATCAAAGCCAATATAGTTAATATAAAAAGTTTTGAGGTCTGGGTCTTGAGTTTGGAAACCGTTTTCGCCTAAAATGATTTCTGCAACGAGACCAGTTGACCTACCGGTTGCAGTAAAAATTGCAGATTCAGTTTGATTATAAACACTTGGGTCAGTAAAGTTAGTTGTATCATCTAGCTTCACATAAGAGATATCTGGACGTGAAGTGATGTTGATACCACTAATAACTGTACCTTCTTTGTAAACATTCGAACCGAATCGTTCGACCTGTTTCTGAAGAATGGTTTGAAGTTGTGTTAACTCACGTGCTTGTACGGCTTTTGCGGGCTTAAACAGAATGCGGTTAAACTGTTTAGCTTCACTAAAATCGTCATAGTACGGATCAACATTTAAGTCTGTATTAATGCCCATGTATTATACTCTTTTCCTAGAAATCGAAAATAAATTTAATTTTTTCTTTACGTGTAGCCTGTCTCTGAATGGGATCGAAGTCTACAAAGTGTAGAACTTGTCCACTGTACGGAGAATATTTACCATACGTAACATCATTACTAGCATTATTTATAGCAAGCGTACTAGCCGTTGTCGTAGCCAAGTTAGCTTTTACTAAAATATTGCCAGTTTGAAATGTGTTCTTGAAGTCTCCATAGTAATCTACCAGATAGATAGTTGTGTTACCTCCAGAGTAAACACTTTCATGAATTCTCGTTGTGATTGTTTCACTATTAATGTCATCTAACGCAATTGTTTGCTGAACATAATGTCCAGCTGTTGCTGTTGCTGTGTGATCGCCACTAATTACTATTGAAGTTCTGTTATCGAATTGTGTCGGGAAAGTGGAATCTGTAAAAAAAGGATTCTTTATCAGTCCGACTTTAGTGTATGTGTTCGCATCTGGTATTGCTACATCTTCTCCCGAAAAGTTTGTGATAACTGATAGTCTACTCATTCCCAACTCGGAAATCATATCTGATCCGTGACCGCCTGTAGGTGAAACCACACATCTTAGAGTAGCGGCTTGCGACGGCGTATAGTTAGTAGCTATCGAAGTAGGTAATGCAAGAGTAGCAGTAGCAAATTTATATTCACTTCCCTTATTCTTGAATGCAACCTTTTTTAATGTTCCGAATTCATCGATAACGCCATATGCAACACAAGGAGTGCCAGTCGATGTACTTCTTGTCACATTAATCTTAGGGACAAGCTGAAATGTATCAGTCTTAAAGTAATTAGAATTATTGCCGTTAGTCGTATTGATCTTCAAATCGATGTCTAAGTTTGGACTATTAGGAGTTGAACTACTTAAGACATCATATATAGTCAGGTCACCATTGCTGTTTGTCTGTAGTAAGTACATGTTCTTGTAAGCATCGTTGCCTGTATATAACGAGAAGCCAGACTTGGGAGTTGCTCTGACTCTAATTTCGCCAACATTTGGTGAAGTTTTCGATTGCTCAACACTCTGAAAAGATACTGTACTAGGACCATTCGTAGGTCCAAATACGTATTCTTGGAACAAATTAGTCTGAGTGTTTTCAATAATAATCTGAGAGATATCTTCTTTAGCGGCAGCAATTACATTAGCATTACCGTAAGATGGATAAGGTAGAGGTAAGCTGTCACTAGTTCCAAATATAACATCATCACCTGCGGCAACAGTAAACAGATACTTCCATACGTATCCATCTCCCGTAAAGATTTGCTCATAAGAAGTAGCATCAATACCAGTGAAAGAAGGTTGTTGAGTTGATGTACCACCATTATTATTTTCAAGACACTTGAACACCTCGTAGTCGCCTTCACTATTCGAAACAGTCACGACATTATTAGTTGTTAATATATCTTGGGTGTCATCAAAGTCATCATAGACTGTTCCACTAGTCCAAGTGTTCTTATAAAACATGTAGCGAATATTATCTTCTGTTACTTTGTTGCCAAAGATAACTCTTCGTTGAAATTCACGCTTCTCTACTTGAGTGTTTGAAATTGCAGTTGTTTTGTCGATGCTAGAACCCATGATATAATAAGATGCGACAGGAAGATTTGTAGCTAGTTGACCCTCTACGATATCTTGTATCTCAGTCTTTTGGACATTAGTTAAAGAAACGCCTGATTCATTGGCAACATATGTATTCAAACCCGTGAGAAAGTTTGCCGCAATCGTTTCGTTCTTACTAGTAAAAGTAGAGAACATCTCTTTCGTTGTCTCTACTTTAAAATTTTCTGTAATGATCTTTGCCATTATATTACCTTAGGTTCCTATCGATGTTGTTACAGCATTCGATGCTGTGGTATCAAGTCCAATTATTTGTGCGACCAACGCTTCTGAACTACCGCCTTCTGTCATTATAGTTTCCGATCCCTCTGTAACATAATTCTCATCACTTAGATTCCAGACTTGAAACTCAACGTCAAGCGTACTGTTTAAATTACTATTAGTATTTATGAGAGGGGAGCCAAAGACTTTCGTACCAGCTACGCCTACTGTATCTTTAATTAACGTACTATATCTTTCTGGATCAATAATAGTAGAGATATCATAAGAGTACTCTTGATAATAATCATTATCATGTAGAGCCTTCGTCTTATCACTTAAGAAAGAAGTACTTGAACTCCACTTTCCCTCTGTCGTACCAGGACCAAGAGTTCGAAGTGTTGCTGTCGCTACTTTCTGTCCAGCTAAGTTCTGGACATCGACTGCTTCTTGATCACCGTATCTATATCCAGTATTGGTAACCTTAATTGACTCAATTTGTCCTTTCTCATAACTCGCATCACCTGTGATCAACGCATTCTTACCCATAGGTAATGAAGTAGAATCGGGTCGTACATCTGTGATAGTATATAAGTTATTCTTAATATTTATCTGATACGCTTCATCGAAGTCATAAAAAGATAGTTGTCGAAAGTAGAAGTCGTTGCCTTCTCTCTTTAGAAATCTTCCTTTTGCTGTATATGATACAAGACCGTTTGTCTCAAATGATGGATCTTCGATTTGCACTGCTTGCGTTACTATGTCACCTACTTCTAATAGAAAGTCAGGATTTGCAAACGTAATAATAACATCTCGCTTGTCAAATCTTGCAACGTCAATATATTCGATCTCGCTAAACACATCATTCTCAAAATTAAATCCTGAACTCGTAACATTAATGCCAGCTATAGATCCGATTGTGATTGCTTTTGATTCGAATGCGTCTTTAATTTTTGTGTTGAGTGTTTCAGCATTAAATCCTTGACTTATTAAATTACCACTCATGCCATAGTTAGTAGCAACAACGTCTGTCACAGTACCAGTGCCTGTAGCAGGACCACTTGCGACAAATCTTGTGCCTATGTTATTGTTAGCCGCACCGAAGTTCGTAAAGGTTGTATTACCAACAGTTTCAATTTCATAGATGCCTGGACTTTGCATAGCAGTCGCATTGATAATAACAGCAAGAGGCTTGTCAGCAAAGTCGCCAATGAAGTCAGTGATAACACGTACACTCTCTTGGTTATCAATAGTCGTTACATCAAATGTAGCAGATGCGTTATAAGGAGAAATAGTTGTAATAGGAACAGAAGCAGTTGTACCAATCTCGATGCTTGCTGTTTCACCTTGAGCAAGAGCATTAAACTTATGACCAAAGCCAGCGGCATAGATAGCAGGCAATAATCGATCTTGAATCCAGTTAGTCTGTGCAGTCGTTAAACTACCACCAGTTCTATACGTTTCAAATAAAGCAACGTCTTCTGCATTAATGTATCGTTTCGTAACAACGTTATAGCCAGAGTTAGATATGTCACCTAGTCTATAGTTAGTAGAGAGTCCTTCTGTATCACGATTAAAGACAGCAAGCATCTTAGCGTTTACTGATAAACTATTAGATGCCGCAAGTGACATTTGGTTTGATACAAACGTCAGAAAATTTGCTCTTGTCTGATCTTCTGTCTTGACATATAGGAGAGGATGATTATATGCTACAATTCTTCCGCCGCCAATCACAACAGTGTTTGCCGAGCCAGTGACAGATTCCGCCAAAATATGATCGCCAGTCTTTATCGCATCGACTTTATTTCCTGCAACGATCACAACTTGATTTGAAATCAGAGTATCGTTCTGAGATGTTTGACTAGAATCAGTTATAACTGAATATCCGAAGCCGCCATCTTCGAGTTCGAAGTCAATCTTACCTGTAGTGGTCGTTGATATAGATTCGACAGTACCTGTAGCACTCGTACCAATCCCTGATGATATCAGCTTTACAGTGTCACCAATTTGTTGACCTGCTGTTCTGGATCCTTTAGTCACCTTTACTTCGCTGATAGAACCCGATATAAGTTTACCGTGACTTGAAGTATTACCTAATCTTGTTACAGCAATACCATCATCTGCAATGAATAGACCAGTGAGATTAGAGAGATATACAACAGGCATTAAAATGCCTGAGAAGTTCACAAAGATAATATCGTCTACAAATGCAGTAGCACTTGATACGTCACCCGTGAGTTTATCACCACGCTGAATAGGATAATTGTCAACAGTGTTAACTGGCTTGAGTTCTAGATATTTTGCCCCACCCCATATAGAGTCCGAGGGCTTGAGTATAGCAGTCGAAGGATAAAAGACTTCAATGTCTTCATCAAAGAACATACGGAACAATAAGCGTAAACTCTCTTCAGAACCTTTTCGCTTGTATAAGTCTTGAATGTGTTTTATAATGAATCGTGTATCAACAACAGTGTCAAGTGGTAATGATTGTAGATACTTCTTCTTAAAGAATACAAGAAAAGACGCAAGAGTAGTATCAATGTCACGGAGCTTAGGTACGTTCCTATCCATGATAGATTCATTATGCTCATAATAAGCTTTAACAAACTCTACGAGAAAGTCGCCTTCTTCCCTATA